ATGACAAAGAAAAAACCATATAAACCCGGTTCAGCAACAATTGCTATGAACAAGCGTGCTCGCCACGAATATTCTATCGAAGAGGAGTTCGAGGCGGGTCTATCCCTACAAGGTTGGGAAGTTAAATCACTCCGAGCAGGCAAAGCCAACATTGGAGATAGCTACGTTCTTTTAAGGGACGGCGAAGCTTATTTATTCGGTGCAAACTTCACTCCACTGACAGTTGCATCATCGCATGTTGTCTGTGATCCAACTCGTAGCCGTAAATTGCTTCTAAATCAACGTGAACTAGATACACTCTACGGTAAAGTCAATCGTGAAGGTTATACCGTTATTGCACTTTCCCTATACTGGAAAAATGCATGGTGTAAAGTTAAAATCGGTGTTGCCAGAGGTAAAAAATCTCACGATAAACGTTCTGATATTAAAGAACGTGAATGGCAGCTCGATAAAGCACGTATAATGAAACATTCTAACCGCTAACCTCTAGCTTTATAGAGTATTTTTCTGTTATACTGCGCACAACAACTTGGGGCTGATTCTGGATTCGACGGGATTTGCGAAACCCAAGGTGCATGCCGAGGGGCGGTTGGCCTCGTAAAAAGCCGCAAAAAAATAGTCGCAAACGACGAAAACTACGCTTTAGCAGCTTAATAACCTGCTTAGAGCCCTCTCTCCCTAGCTTCCGCTCTTAAGACGGGGATCAAGAGAGGTCAAACCCAAAAGAGATCGCGTGAATGCCTTGCCTGGGGTTGCAGCGTTAAATTTAATCAGGATAGTTTGTTGATGGCGTGTCTGTCCGCAGTTGGCAAATGAATTTAAAGACTAGACTAAGCATGTAGTACCGAGGATGTAGAAATTTCGGACGCGGGTTCAACTCCCGCCAGCTCCACCAAATTTGGTGGGTCAGTGATAAGACAACAGGTTTAAAAACAGGAAGTTAGCAAAATCAGTTGGACTACACACTGACACAAATAGGACTACAAATGATACGCAAATCGTACGCGGATTATTAAGTTCACTAAAAGCCCACCTCAGTGGGCTTTTTTATTGTAGGTTATGGCTACACATCATTTTCCTCAAGTAAGCATTAGCTGTAATTCCTCAATTTCCACTTAGGCTTTGAAAATTGATGGTGCGAATAACTAGCTTGTGCCTTCTAATGATCTTCTACAGCATATAGATAAATTAAATATCTATTTTTTTTCTCCCGACTTCCCCATAGATTCGATTAGGGATAAAATTATTTTTTCTTGTGGTAGAGTTGGTGTCTTTTCGAGATTGATACTATTCTCACGGAGGTTTTTTAAAATAATTGAGAAATCACCAACGTGACCTTTACTTAACACGTATGCAAGTTTTTGATTTTCAAAATCGGTACCTAACTGCATATAATATTTTATAAAAACTAACACCGCCTTCATTACAAAGCCTATAAATATTATCAAAGAAAGGTTGAGAAGAACGGTTGCAATTGAATCAGCAATTTTCTCACTTTCACTTTTTTCTGGTTTCCCCAAACTAGACCATTTTTTATATGCATTTAATATACGCTCAGATGTATCCTCACCAGATACATTAGAAGATTGAGAGTCAATCTCACTATTTTTTATATCCTTAGGTAAAAGATGAGTCTCCTTTGAGGCGATGTTATCTGGATATATAAAAAGACCATTTCCATCATAAAAACCAACTTTATATTCTCCATCGTTCCTTGGTTTATATATGACCGCATCACCAATTTTAAGCGAATTTTTATTCAACGCTGTCATTGCCTCTGAAATCCAACTACGCTGAGAGTCTTTTCCGCTGATAATTAAGAATGCAACCATTACAGCCGCACTAACAAGAATTAAAATTAAACCAATGTTTGCCCATCTTACAAAACGAGCCCTTCTCTCAAGTAATAATGTTATTTTATCATCTAATAGAGAGTCTTTTCGTTCTTCTGTAGTATCACTGCTCATTTATCATCCTTTTAATTTGTACTACCTTGAAAAATAAAGGTAACATAATAATTTTTAACCAATTTTTAATATGAACTGCAATATTCCCTATTTACATAAGCAACCTTATTAGGATAGCACTGTGGTATATATTTAAGTACACTAATAATAGACAAATCACACGCGACTTATTAAGTTCATGAAGAGCCCACTTCTTCGGTGGGCTTTTTTATTTACTGCTACGGGGCTGCATCATTTTCATCGATGATAGATTCCTGCTTAGCCCTTTCTGCTTCCTCTACTGCACGTTTAGCTTCTTCTTGCGCTAATCGCTCTGCTTCTAGCTTAGCGAGCCTCTCAGCTTCGGCTTGCTTCTGATTGTAGAGTGAGTTAGGTGGCATTTCGACACGCATGTCTATCCAGCGCGATTCAGGTACGTCACAAGGTTCGTAGTTTTCGAAGTAAACAGGCACGCCTTCTTCATCAAAGTGCTTAATGCGTTTGTTCTGAAAACGCTCCGGTAGGTCAGTGTTCTGTTGGTGGAAAACAAAAACTTCAATATCACCATCTGGTCTCACCTTGTAATCAATAAGCACCGTGTTTTTACCATTGTGATCCTGCGGAATAACAAAGCCGTTATTGATACCCCATGCACCATCTGCATTAAAGCCTACAACGCCCTTAATCAGGTAATGACCTACACCCAGATGCTCCATTTCAACGCCTTCCGACTCATCGTTAGTCTCGATGTGGTCAGCAAATACTTTAACAATCGGAGATGCGGCTTTTAAGTTGCCGTTTGAGTCTTTTGTTGTGTTTAACGTTGAGTACAGCACTGAAGTCGGCGAAAACTCACCATTATCTAAAGTTCTAAAAGATAAACTTTTGTTTCCTGTTGTTTTACCAATTTGGAATCCATAACCTTCGGCGCGGACATTAATGACATATGCGAACCCATTACCCCCCCATGGATTAGCACTCGCACTACCCGGCATAGCATAAAAACCACAGCCAAGCTCTGTTGATGTGTGGTTTTCAGAGGATTGAACCAAGCTAACTCCAACACCACAATCACCAAATTGTATTAGCGTGCCAGATTTGGCAGGCAAGGTGTGCGTCCCTTTAGTCGACTTAATTGCGTTCTTACTGAAAGTCACATCACCAGAAATAGCTCCACCTGTCTTATCAAACTTCCCATCTAGCTGCTTATCCATTTCTGCAACCGTACGAAGCTTAATTTTCTGCCCAGTCGGTAATTCAACATCAATGGCACCCTGAGCTGTCATCCACTGATTTAAAATTTCTGTGTAGACTTCGCTCGCAATAACCTGCGCCGTCGCTTTATTAACCCCGTCAGAAATGGAATCAATCATCGTTGTTAGAATGATATATTTCGCATTAGTTAGTTTTGCTGATACAGGAAAGGCCAACGTTAAAGCCGTGTTGCTTTCAATGGAATAAATGCTATTAATGAGCAAATTAGATCCATTTTCAATCAGCACAACCTGACCGACTGAAACAAGCGTAGTGTTATCTTTCCAGCGTGTGCCTGTCCCTGTTATTTTTGGACTATTTGCTGTGGTGCTGACGGTACCGATATTATACATAGGATTGATTCTCCGAAATTTGGACGTAAAAAAACCACAATTAAGCGGCCTATAGGTATTCGTTTACTTACTTCATACAATGATGTTGCTTGAATTCATTTGTGTCTGATTGCGTGACCACAAATAGCCCTTCACAAACCTCATGCGTCACTGTTACAGGTGATTTGCACGCAGCAATAAGCACGACGATCCCTGTGAATATCGCATATTTAATTTTTTTCATCTGGTTACCTATGGAAAAGGAAAATAATCTGCAGCGTCTAGAAAAATAGCGGGTGTTGCGGTTCGGGCTATCGTTTGATTACCATGATGGCCTCGTTGTTGAGAGGTACTTGTTTGGAATAAGCTGATTTGAGACTCACCTAAATTCCCGATATTTAGGTCTCGCCACCAACCTAAACCGCCATCACTGCTGAATATCTCCCCGACCTTTGTCGGTGTGTACATGGGCCGACGAATGGAATCTACGTTAATACCCGAGCCTAGCGGTATTTGATTGCCCGGAATGGTAATAGGCCGTGTCATTACACCCATTTGAGAGTTAAATGTGACTTTCCCTTCAAGGTTGCGGATTTTTAAGCCAAAGCCGGGTGTATCCAGTTGGGCGGGCTGCACATTCGTAAAAGCAACAACCCAATACCACGCGGGTGAATAGGCGGTAATATTGGTGCTGTTTCGATTTCGACTAACATAACGCCACCATTTTAACGTCTCCCAGCTTTGGACGTTCGAAGGCTCTAAGCGAATAAAGGACTTATTATCATCGGTATAAAAGAAAAATACCGCATTCTCAATCGTTAAGCCTGGGAAGGTCTCTCCGATGTTAAATCCCTCTGTAATATAGACCTTTGCTTTGTGAGTCGCGTAGGCATAACCAAGAGGTGGTGTATTTTCCAGAAAGATAGAGCTCCCCATCACTTTTAACCCAAAACCACGAGTAACCTTTTGGGATTCAATAGTTGGAAATGCAATAATTTTCACGTAGTTTAAGTCATAATCCATCATTCCCATCACTGTGACTTTTCTACCATTTGAGCTATACGCAATTTTATCCTTTGTGCCTGATACATAGCGCCTATCGCCACTTTGCGTAAACGTCACCTCTGCTGCACTCAAAGAAACCACTTGGAACCCATACCCTTCTGGAATTTCATTGGGACAATTCCATTTGTATGTTAGCCAACCACCATCTGGAGATAGTCCATCGCTTCTTTTGACATAACGAGTCCAAAGGTTTGTCGCTGGGGCAGTGTGCTCATTGAAGATAAACTCACTGCCGTCTAAATTGCGGATCTTTAGACCGAATAACCTATCAATCATAAGAACCATCCTTGCTCCATAATATACACCCCCTTATATTTGAAGTAGTTACCTTTACTGTTTCGGATAACTGAGTAATCACCATCATTACTGTTTGTTTCAAATACACCGTTTTGCATATCGATACGCATACCCGATTTACCCGGCACATAGTCAGGTGAGCGCATATCCGTTTGCACAACAATACTGCCTATCACCGCTTTATTGATAAACGCTTCATTAATAACAACTTGCCCATTAACAACCATAAATGCGGGTTCCAACTTGCCGCTGGAGGGATTGAAAATACCAAATGTGTCAGCACTGAAACCAATTTGAGTGACTACCTTGCCGTTTTTGACAATAGCGCCAATCATCATTTGTGCCTCATGGTACTGACCATTGAGCATAACCGCTGATTTGATGCTAAATACTGATGATGCATTTCCCTTATGATCAACTGAGGTCTCCGCCCGTTTTTCAATTTCCGCTTTAGTGTCCTTAAGTTCGGAATGAATTAACTCATTAGCTGCCGCTTGAGCCTTTTCATTGTCTGAAATCGCTTTTTCAATACGAGTAAAGCGAGCATTGCTTTGTTCATACTGCGCATTCAACTGGGTAAACCTTTCAGCATGGGCTTTTTCATTTGTCGCAATCAGCTTATTGGTCTCAATGATGCTAGCCTTGATTACTCTTGCATCATTGCCTTGCTTCATATTTTGCACAGCAAGCTGTAAGAGCGTTTCCGCTTGGGAAGACTCTTTGTCTGTTTCTGTTTTCTGCATATGAGCAATATCAGCTTCATTCCCCTCAAAGCGACTACTTGTTTTCTCCTCGTTTTCTGCAATGGTTTTATTAGTGTCAGCTATCGCACTGGTGTTTTTAGTCACCGCTGAACTGACGTTAGAAAGATCTTTACCTTGCTTATCAATGACCTTTCCTTGTTCATCGATTTGCTGGCCTTTCTCATCAATGTTTTTCTGTAACTCCGCACGGGTTTGCTCGGTGTGCTGGGTTTGGGCCTTGTCTTTTTCAGCGATTGACTCTGTGACGCGAACAAATGCCGCTTCCGTTTCTTCATTCAAAGCGGAAACTTTTTCGGATAACTTCGCTTGGGCTTTTTCCAGTGTGGCTGTTGCTTCTTCCGTACGCTCAACTTGCGCCTTGATTTTGCGATTATCATTACGGACTTTACTTACTTCCGCTGTAGTTTGTGATGTCGACTCCGCTTGTGATAATGCTTGATCCGCTTGGGTTTTGCGTACCTGTGCAAAGTTAGCATGCATTTCTTCATAAATACTTTGCTGATTTTCTTTCGTTTCTGTTGTCGTTTCTTCCAAATTAGCAATAGCCGTTTTTTGAGAATCAACAACACTACTCACATCCGACAGTTCGCGCCCCTGTTTATCAATATCCTCCTTCAGTTGGTCATCACCCGCTTTAATATCCGCAGTGAGCTGCTCTCGGGTTTGAGCGAGTGCCTTGTCTTGTTCAACCTGAACCTTTTTGATTTCAGTGATATTTGCCGCAGTATCATCAATATGCGCTTTAAGCTGAACACCCGTTTCCGCTATCGCTTTGTCAGCCGTCGCTATCGCTTTTTCATTCCGTAAAATGCTGGCTTCAGAGGTTCGCAAGCGGTCAGTCATCTTGCTAAAGCTAGCAATGGTCTGCATTGCTGTTTCGGCTTGGGCGATTTCCTTGTTAGTATTCGCAATCTCCATGCTAGTAATTGCGCCGTAGATGTCACCAAACTCTGCAATTGTGGTTTGCTTGAACTCAGTCTGTGCTTTTTCCAGTGTCGCAGTAGCTTTTTCAACCGTTGTGATACGCCCTTTAGCTGCGTCAACTTCCGCTGTTACTTGGTTGATTTTCTCCGCTGTGGCTTCTTCAAGCGTGACTTGGGCATGTTCAACGCGAAGAATCGCAGAAGTGTTGTAATCCACTTTAGCACTGATTTGCTCTTGAAAACGCGCTGCTGCAGCATCTTGCTGTGCATTAACTTCTTCAAGTCGGAATATTTTCCCTTCGGTTCTGACTGTCTCGCGCTTGAATTCATAACTCAATTTCGTTGCATAAATTTGATTTTGCAATGCTGTTTCATTAACGATTGCTAAATCGGTATTAAGATTTAATACCTTGTTATCAAGTTCAATTGTCTTGCTATCAACATCAACGATGTCATGTTTGATATTGACTTGCTCTTCTTCAATATCCTCAATTCGAGACTCCATTCGCTGGCCAGCTTCAGTGCTGAGAAACTTATCGCCGATAACTTCCAATATTTCATCAGCCCGATCCTCTGGCTTGCCGTTGGCTTCAATAAACTGCGATTTGCCTACTGGGTTCACGGTTCTGACATAAACATAATATGTCTGGCCAGCTTTAAGCTTTCTTCCCTGAATAACCCACATCGTGCCATTGCCAAGGTATTCAGCTAATAGCTCAACTTCATTGATATTGGCGATCTGTTTTTCGGAAAACCAAAACTCATACTGCAAGCGCAGCGCATTTTGCCCGCCCACATGCGGGATAATCCCTAGGCTAAAGAAGCCCGGCTCAACATCAATATAAGAAGGTGGTGGCGGTGGGTTAATATCAAATGAGACTGAGGCTTGTTCGCCCTTTTGCCCATCTTTATTTTGTGGTGCGACAGAGAGTAGGTAATTACCTTGCGGCAAATTACCAATGCGATAACGGTTTTCTTGGGTTTTAGCGGTACCAACAATACGCCCTGCTTGGGTTAATTTGAGGATAAAATCAACACCACGGATCGCGGTTGTTGTTGTCCAGTTGGTTTCTACTTGCCAATTATCACTATCCGCACTGACTTCAACGGAAAGGTTTTCAACTGGAGGGATATAACCGCCCAATGGCGTATCGGGTAACGGCTCAAATTTTACGCCCTGATCAACAATGGCCTCTTTTTCGGGAACATGCTGAACTGCAATAATACTGTAGGTACCATCACCTTTATCAGAAATGGTGATGGCTCTAAATAAACGACGAGCCAAATCAGACGGATTAATTCCCCAAATGGTTTTTGCTTTTAGCCCTTTAGGTACAGCCTCAACTTTGATTTGGTTATTGGATAAGTATCCCGTAATTTTCACACGTTCATATTTGCCAGTACCATTCATCAAGGTAATAAATATTGAGCCTGATTTGGGCGGGGTGATCTCCCTGTCTAAAGTTAAAACTTTTTGAGTGGCATTAATGTCAATGAGACGGCCACTAATGGGATCCTCACCACCGACCCAGTCATTATCCATGATTTCAATAATGTCACCGGGAGTATGGCGCAAACCCTCTGGCCCCACATCAAATTCTACTGTTTGTGTTTCTAACTTTTCAGTCATTAACACCCACAAACCATAGCGCCTTGCTTGACCTCGGCTCGTACACCCAAAAGCATCAAGGCGTAAGACGTTAGGACCGAATTGAGCTACCAGTGCATCATCCGTTACCTGTTCGATGCTGGTTTTCCAACCATTTTCAGGATCAATGAAACGCACTTCAATGATATTATGGCGGGCTTTTGCCGGGCTAAAGCTGTAATTAAATCGACCTGCAACCACATTGGCGTTTGTGTAAGGCCAAACAACATCACTCGGGCGATCTTGAATGAAAGTGAGCATTTGCCCATTCCATGCAAACATCACTCGCATTTGTGAGCAGAGATCTTGAAAAAAGTCATAAGCTTTACGAATATCAGTAATGTAAGCATTGCAGGTAACGCGGGGCTCTGTCCCCCCAAAACCATCAGGCACCCTCTGATCGCAATACTGGCCAATAACATAAAGTGCAAATTTATCAATTTCTGACAGCTTTAACCGCTTACCTAGCCCGGCACGGGGATTTGTCAATAAGTCATACAAAACCCATGCAGGATTATTTGTGTAAGCAGGTTTAAATGTTCCACTCCAGATACCACTATATTCTCGTGTTTCGGGGTTATAGTTATCAGGCACCTGAACAATACGCCCCCTAATGAGGTAACTGCGAGAGGGGTATTGATTACCAAACTGCTCACTTTCAAACGTCAACCCCGCAACCGCTGAACCCGGATAGGTTTGATTAATATCGGTGATCTCGGTATAGCTTGACCATATCGTATTATTTTGTAGTTTATCGCTATTACTATCCGGTGTAATGCGAACCATACGAATGCTAAATGGTGGAGATGGTAAATTATCAATAATAACTGCAGTTAAATAAGGTGAATTACTACGCTTTCCTCGAATTGTAAGATTTTTCTCTGTCACCCATGCGCCATTACGCTGCACTTGGATTTGTAATTCTACTGCAGTGGGGACTCTATCTCCGTTATCCTTAACCTCGACCAATGTTTGGGTTCCAAACGTTAAGCGGAGGCGATCAATGTTCCTCGAGGTAATTGTTCGTGTAACTGGGGTGCTTTTTTTTATTTCAATCCCCACAGGAGTTTCACTTGAGGATGAAGAAAACCCCTCTAATGCTGGCTGCTCCAATGTTCCAGAGACCCACTGAGCCGTCATGCCATTAACGTTACTATTACCAGACGAGTCAATCACAGGGGTATTATTAAGATACACGCCCTTTAAATCACCCACAGGTCCCTCAATGGGTCCTTCGCTTACAAGGTCAACGATAGACAGCTTTTGCCTTGATGTTAAATCGTTAGGTGCTTCGTACGGTGTACGTTGCTTGCCTCCACCTTTACCCATGATTAAGTCTCCCCACTACCACCGTGTTTGCCTACGTCAATATCTTTGCCTTCACTGTCATCCATAATTTCGACAGACTGAGAAATTACCCGCGATCCACACATGATTTCACCGTACGCGATAGGTACCGCCATCCCTTGAGCCACTGAGTTGTCTAGATTGCTGAAATAGGTGTTCCCTTTTTCTTCTTCAGAACGAGATAAGCTGGCTCGCTTAGGAAGTGGAGTCAGCATCTGAGCAACGCCGCCCAGCATCATTGCGGCACCTGCTGACATCATCATGGTTGCAGCTGTCGCTGATATCCAAGCTGGCCCCCACCAACCCAGCCCCAAAATAGCGGCACCTGCCACAAACTGAAAAACACCACCAGATTTAGCGCCTTCAATACGTGGCACAATATGGATAACCGCATTGGATGTTAGCGGCTCATAAATACGTTGATGAAGCTCATTAGGCTTAACATCAGAGCCACTTATACGGATCTGATACCAACCTTCGCGGAATTGTTGTTTAAGATTGGGTATCTGAAGGAATAAGGCATGAAGCCCTTCCGCTGCGGTTTTTATATTTAAATCGAATCGACGGCCAAATCGTTGTAAATCCCCATAAAGTCGGATGGTTGCCAACTGCGGTAACGCCAAATCGAGTGAGTCATTTTTTGCCATCTTTTGTTATAAACCTCACGTTTGCTTAATTGATTAGGGACGTGGTGCAGGATTGTCTGATCACCGAGGTAGATTGCGGCATGATTTGCGCGAGAACTGGCGTAACAACACAAAATAATGTCACCGGGTTGGATATCTCTTTTGACTTGCTTAAAGCCATTTTCAGTCAAATTATCTAAATAGAGCTCTTTACCTTGCCGCCACCAATTGTCTTCGCGATCAAAATCCGGCAATGAATGACCGGATAGGTGATAAGCATCACGAAACAAGCCATAGCAGTCCGTAGAACCATGAGCAAACTCACGACCTAATAACTTAGGCACACATTCAAATTTGATAATTTTTTCATCACACGCTAACCACCAAGGGAGATGTGTTTTGAGCTGATGAGCTCTATCTGCTGAACTTAAGTAAGGCTTTCCATTTGGATGACTGTGAACAATAGCAGCCACATCACCTAAGCGTTCGGCTTGGATGTAGCTTTCAACTGCAATCGAGAAATGGTTTTCAGGATCGGCATGCTGATTTTCACAGGGAATATAAACCTCGGTACCCTCTTGAATAATCACAAGGCCGCACGACTCCTGTGGCGCCATGCTTTTAGCATGTTCCAGAATAGTTTGTTCTAACATAGGGGTCCTTATTGACTAAGGCGAGATGAGGAGAGGAAGCAGCCTATTCGATGTGTATTGTTTCTTAATTTACAATCAGATAACCGCTTTCCGCACTTGTCTTTTGTTGGATCTTGGGTTGGGTTACCAAGTTCATCAGCTACTGGCTCACCTTTATAGCCACACTCCTCACCTCGATAAGCAAAATTACACACATCAGAAAGAATGACTCGAGCTGGCAATGTCGCCCCATCGGTTTCAGTTGGAGCGGCTAACTCGAAAGTCGCTGTTTCTGCGTTTATCGAGGTCAGTTGCTCAATTACCCATCGACTCACCTGCTCTTGAGTTGGATCGGCATTTTCATTACCACCAGCAAAATTATCCGCATCGAGAAACTTAGCGTCCGTTTTCCTACGGATCACTGTACCCCCGATGCCTGAATTTAACCGACTAGCAATGCCATAAACCAAACCAAATAAATTTGATAATGAAATAGTTGGACGGGTTGATGGCCCTTTACCGTTAAACTCGAACCCCTCACCAACAATAGGATAAGGCTCATATTGTTGTCCTTGCCAAATAATCGGTTTTAATAATTCATTCGCGCCGTCGTGAAACCGATAACGAATACCACCGATATTGGTTAGATCTATTTCATATAATATGATTTCGGAGTCACCTTCAATTTCAGTAACTGCAATAAGTAACTCAGGTGGGATGTTTTGCATTTTATTTACCTACAAAAAAACCACCCGAAGGTGGCCTTTAATTAATACGTAATTTATTTCTTTCGGCAATTATCTTTCCAGAAATTATCAAATAGCTCAGGTGATGATGGACTAGTTGGATCTTCAATTAGTGGTGGCGACATAGTTGCACTACGACCGTTATTACTAACACTTATATTCATGTGAAACCTATTGAATCCAGTGTAAGCCCCAAAACTATTTTTGGCGTTAACAAAGCCACACACAAAACCATAAATTTCCTCTTTCTGATTCTGCGTGCTAGGAAAAAACTCTACTGACTTAAACTCCGTTGAAGATGGATCCTTCATTAGCTCACTTACTCTTTTTTTTGCGAAAGATATGGCATCACCACCCGTTGGGTTCTGTAAGTTTGCTGCTACCATAATAAGTATAAATATAGCTACCACCGCGCCAATTACATATCCAAATATTTTCATAATGACCTCTAATTAAAATAATTATCATTATATTAGCGTACTGAAACAAAAGAGGAAGCAATCAAACCTTAGAAAATAACCTGCTCAAATTCAGCACTGATAGTTTTGCGAATATTACCGTCATCTGAAGACCATTTTCTGCAAACAACTACAACTGCTGGCTGACTTTTTATAGGTTGAAACAAAAACGATTTTACACCGCCGTGACGAGCCAAAAACTCTAGTGCCTGATCTGCTTTTTCTAAAGGTAGCGATAAATTGACATTAAATTTTTTAAGCTGTGAATTCAGCCCATCTGATTTACGCTGTTCGTATCCATCACCAAAACGTACAGATCTTACTCGGGGTGAAAAATCCGTTTTCATCCCCGGTTTAATTGGCCAATTGAATTTTTCCATTAAACCTCCATTATCTAGCCTTCACTCTGGAGGCTTTAAATTTACTTTATTAAGAGAATGAACCACCATCACGACGCTGCTTTCTCATGTAATCTTCAGCTCCTTTTTTACCCACTTCATAAACCGCCTTAAGTGCTTGAGGTCCAATCTCACCATTTGAACCATCATTCTGAATAGTGACATGGTTGGTTTGATAGAAATCACCAGAATTTTGCTTCGTATTCGCAGCAATAACACCTAGTTTTCCATCAATGCCACGGCGCAAAGGTAGTATCGCCTCTGGTCCCGCCTCCCCCATAAGTCCTGCACCGCGAGCAAAGGGGAATAAAGTTGGTTTAGAAACAATCTGACCACTATAAGCACTTAGACCAGGAGTGTTGTACACGCCACCATTAGCATTCGGTGTCACGCTACCAAAACCAAAGGCTTCAAACCCTTTAACAATGGTCATTTTAATCGCAATTTCAGCTAACATTTTCAGGATAGAGCGAGTGAAATCTTTAAAGTTAGCCTCTCCACCCGTGAGCGTTTCCACCAGCTGAGAGCTAAAACCATTGAGCGTAGCTGATGTTACATTTTGGATTTGCGCATTAGCATCCAGCGCAGCATCACGATAATTACCCCAAGCCGTACTAGCACCTGATATCCAATCCGTTTTTGCAGCATCCTCCTTATCAAAAGTAGCTTGCTTAGCTGATTTAACTTTGTCCCATTGTGGTGTATCACCATAAACAGTGCGAAGCTGTTCCATTTCCAAGGCACGCTGAAGTTCTATGGTGGACTTACCCAGTGAATCAGCAATTGCTTTTTGCCTCGCCTCCTGTTGTTTGACATACTTATCAGCCTGATCCTGCAGTTTATTTAAGTGCTCTTGCTTGGCAATTTTGTCACCCAAATCCGCTAACTGCTTTTTATTCGCAAGAATACTTTCTTTATTTTTCAATAAAGATTGTTCATCAAGAGATAATTTACGAGTCTTTCGAGCTTCTTCTAAAACTTCAAATTTAGCCAACTCCAATTGCAGGTTTTTACGTTGCTGACTAAGGAAATCAGTTGCTGAAGAATGCTGCTCAAGAAGTCTTAATTGTGCCTGAAGAGATGTAACCTCTGCTTGTGCGGACTCGTCATGCCGAGTGCCCATATCAGGTTTATAGGCTTTCCCTTTTGGTGTTTTACGGTCTATCTCCTTTTGATATCGCTCCTTTTCTCGCTGGATAGCTAGGTCTTTTGCAGCTTGAGATGCGTATTCATCATTCCTGATTTTTTCGAGTTTACTTTGATGCTTTTCTTCCGCTGACTCATATTGTTTTTTTAAGGCTAAATCAGCAGCAATTTGTTTTTTCTGTAATTCATTAGTCTCAGTAAATGTCTTTTTTAACGTACCGACCACGTCTTGGTTCATTTTTTGAAATCTAAGCAAAGACAATTTACCTTGAGACTCTAAATACAACGTGCTGGATGTAGGCCCCTTGTATACATTCAAAAAATCTTCGATCTGTTCTATTTGCTCTTCGACACTTTTTTCCCTACCGATATCGAGCATCTTATCCCAAGCGCTCTTGGCTGCATTACCAACCCAATTCCATGCAGACTCTAAGTATCCTAAGTTTTCTACAATTTGTTCAGATCTGGCATTCATTGAAGTTGAGAAGCTCTCCCACGCTAATTGGGTTGCTTCAGTCTTCCTCCCCTGCTCCTCTAGCGTAGTTATTTGCTCAAGTTGTGTCGCTGTCAAAAAATGAAGGGATTTGTCCAGTTCCATGACTGCTTGAACAGGCTGATCTTTAAGGCGCTGAAATTGCTTGATAGTTTCATCAATAGATTGCCCTGTGGCCTTCTCCATTTTCGCGGCTACACCAGCGACCATGTCTACCTGTGGCCCCGTAAATGAACCTGAACCGACTACTTGTGCCAGCGCATCAGCCATTTTGTACTGAGTGATCCCCTCACCCGAAAGGGATTTAGCCAAGGCATTGAGTTCACCCTGAGTTTTAGCCGCATAATTACCGGTTAAAATAAGTTGCTTATTGTACTCGCTAAGCTCTTTAGACCCTTGGTATGCCGCAACACCAAAAGCTGTTAGTACACCAGCCCCACCCACCATGGCGACTTTCCAAGGTGTAATTAAAGATGTAATGGCTTTCAGTGAATTACCAAACCCACCAAAAGAGTCTTTAATTTGACCACCTTGTTGAATGGCCACCAACCATGGTGGCATGCCAGAAGCCAAAGAAGTGACAATATCAGTCATTTGCATAGGCAACTGGCGCATGGCCTGACGATACTGTCCAGAGGTTAAAGTAACCCCTTTCATGACACTGTTTTGCTTTTCCAGCTTACGAATATAAATATCCGCTGAACTCGATACCCCAAGCTGTGCTGCTTGCAATCGCAGCATTTCAGTACGTGACAGATTTTGCTGTGTGACCTGTTCTTTTAACTTATTAATAAAGCGCTGCTTGGCTTGTGCTGCGCTATTTTCTGACTGTGTAATGGATTTTGATGTACCAATTGCTTGCGAGGTAAGCGCTTGATAATCTTTGACATGCAATAATCCCTGCTGCATGTCCTTATTCATTTTGCGCTTTATGGCACTCAGATCTTCTAATCCCTTACCATTCGCTTTAATTGCATCCAATTGGGCATAATATTGCTCAGCCAGTACTTCTTGGCTTCTGGCGTTTTGTGCCCGCCGCGCTTCAGCTTGAATGAGCCCCTGTATATTTTTGTGTGCTGCATCCAATTCAGCATTAGCCCGCTTCCGTTCGCTGGCTAATTTTTGCTCCGCTGAAATAGATTCATTTTCAAACTGCTTGAGTTGTGACCGTGAGCGTGCAAGTGCCGCTTCTGCCCTAGCCGCCTGCTTTGCTAATGCGTCTTCGCGCATTTTTTCAAATCGCTGCTCATCACGTTCTTGCTTTTCTAGTTCGCGCTGAACTCGACCGGCTTTTTCAAGAAATTCGGTTGTATTCGCGCCAATCTTAATCTCAAGATCCGCTATTTGGTTGCTCATACCGCACCCCTCCTGATATCCCCTCACTGGCTAACTGAATGGCTTCGTCTGACATTTCTCCCTCATCTGCCTCAACATCAGTTAGCAACATAAAATCGGTCAACTCAGTTTTTGTGCCACTCATTGCCATATAAAGAGAGGTGTGCAAGGTAGCAAATTCAATATCAATAAGTTGAGGCATAAAAGGCGTCTTGCTGAAGTGTGTCACCCAATCACTAAACTCGGAGGCACTCATTTCACTTAGCATTCGACGCCAATCTGGACGCCCAAATTCACGCGCAAGTCGCAAAGCAAAAATACGCTCACGGCTGGCTACTTTTCCAACGTGATAAGCTCACCGTCTTCCGCTTTATCGTCATCACTCTCAGAACTCGACATGCCGCTGATTTCCGAGATGGCGCGAACCGCTTCGCTTAATGCATCCATGCTCCATGTTTGCGCGATTTCGTCGTAGAGGTCATCAATGTCACGATCGCGGTCTTCATGCCAACGTGAGCGAGAAACCAGCCACGCTTGGCTTTCTACCATTGAGCGCATTGATTTAGCATCTCTTTCAGCGCCTTCAAGACCGTCGGTTTCCTTTTCTTTTTTTGCTAAAAAATCAAAGTAATCAGCACGCTGCAGGGCGGATAGCTCATAGAGAACAACATTTTCACCACTAATAGTGATTTCTTTTTTCTTTAAAAACATATCGATACCTTTTCATTAAAAATAAAAAAGGCCGCTGAGCGACCTATGCAATTTGATTTGAAAACTCCATTTCCGCAAAGTCTTCAAGCAAACCCGATATTTTCTGTATTGCCTCATCCGTTAACTCTTCATTAATGCACCAAGAAACCAGCACCGTCGGATCTGGTAGGTATTCTCTTTTCAGCATATTGAAGAACAGCATGCTTAATTCGAGGTCACTTTTATAATCTTCCTGATAGTATGATTTTAAGAAGTTAGCCAGCGACTCAACACTAAACTTAATATCTCCTAGCGATGAACGAAAAACAGGCCGCTTATGCATGGCGACCTGTCTAATCAAAAATAACTCGCTGACGACCAGTGAAAAGATTTCTACTTGCTTACTGTAATCTTGCTGCATGCCGCTCTCCATGTGCTGATGGATAAAGCAGTTGCATTTGCCCTTTAACATCAAAGGCAGCCATACAACGAGCATCGAAGTCTTTGTAGTCAACAGAACTATTGGCAATATTTGTTACTGCTACCATTTGCTGTTCTACCGCATGCAAGGCATCACCTTTCAGGTACTGATGGATTTTTTCTCTGTCGCCTTTATTTTCTTTGACTGATTCATAGACATAATCAGGTAATGCAACTCCATAAACCCATTTAGCCGTGATACCAGCGAACAATAATGGACAACCGCCAACATGACCAAAATAAGGAGTACCCGACATCTTTGATAGCGCTCTGTAATAGGGTTCTTGAAATCGTTTCTCCCACTCAGTGGCCTCTTTGTATGTCAGTAATCCAATAACCTGATCTTCGGTCAATGTCATACTCTGTGACATCAACATGTTTTTAATGTGTCGGTCACAAGCACGAGCAAATTTTGGTGATAACCATCTTGCGAACTCAATTACTAATTCAGGATGGATCCAAGTGCCGCCATGTCGCCCTTTTTCTACTCGAACTAAAAGGGGAGAAATATCCTCTTTAGAATTATACGCTTCAATATCAAGCTCTTTACCAACCTCATAGATATATTCTTTAGTTGATGAGACCCTTAACCAGTCTTTGGTTAGTTTTCCAAAGTGCCTAGCTGCTGCTGTAGCATTAACCCAACAATCGCCATTAAACGGGATCAAGGTTTCGTCATACTTCATAGGTACGATTTTAATCATTGCATATTTCCTATAGAAAGGGAGCCTGTAGCACAGAAAAGCCGCCCCAAGAGAGCTTGCCAGCTATAACGGCAGTTCTCAGGCTCACTTTCTGTAGGCTCTTGGTATTTTTGTGTGCGTGCTATGCACAGGATGAAATGTATATAAAAAAGCCACATTTCTGTGGCTATATAATTGATTTAAAAGTTTTATTACTCTTTTGGTTGAGGTGCCGTCTTACCCGATGGCTTCGGTGTAATTTCTTCCGCCATTGTTGGGCGACCGGTATTTTTAATTTTTACCGTACGCGTCATGGTTTCTTTGATCGGAATGGATTTACCTAGGGCGCTAATCCAGCCTTTAAATAAATCCAGTGTGCCGTTCGGGTACGAAATTTTGTAAAAGCGCGGCAAACCTTCATCAAACCACTCAATCAGGTCTTTTTGCCCTTCCTCGCCCGGTAACCAAGCAAGAGTAATACTGGTTTCACCTGAGGATTTCTCACCTTGAGTGGTGTTTTCCCAGTCCCCATCAGGATCATCAAGATAGCTATCATCTTCACTTGCCGCCGTGATTTCTCCCGGCTCCAGTGACTTAATTTTAGCTAATCGAATAAAGCCCGTTTCGCTAAAGGGATCTTGGGTTGGGTCACCCGTACCTGTATAGACCCAAAGTGTGGTACCCGCCCCCTTAGTGGGAGCTAATGGATTTGGTACTTTTGCCATCGTAAAATTCCTTACATGTCATATTCAATTTGGTAGGTGATATCAACCGAAGCCCATAACGCCATTTCATCATCGCGATCATAATCAAACCCTTTCGGGGTCATATCGGTTAATACATCACCTAAACTGCTCATGCTTTCGATAGCTGGATATAGCTTTTCTTCCACCCAGTTATCTAAATCAGAGTCAGTTTTGGCGGCTTTTAAAAAAAGCTCGATATGAAGGGTGGCCGTCCATTGGTTGCTATCAAGGTACCGTGGATCAGGGTGGGGCTCTGTTAAATAAACAGCGACGACAGGCAGCTCACTTTCATCAAAGTTAACGGGTCGCCCGTCATAAGTTGATAATTTTGGGAGGCTAGTCTTGAGCCCCTCAATCACCAACTGGCGGATCTTGGTGTGCTTAATCATTATCCCCCCTTAAAATAAAGCCGTAATTGGTTATTCAAGGCGTATTGCATTTCTTTGCTCATATCCTCCTCACGAACTTTAATAGCGTGCTCTTCAAAGGCCTCTGTTAGCGGTTTGGATACGGGAATTTTGACAACATCAATCGGGTAACGGCTTAAGCTAAGCCGTTGCATGACATGCCATTTACCATTTTTTAGCTGTTGAATAAACGCACCTTTAAAGGTGAATTTACCCACTTTTAAAACACTGCCATGCCGCCTATCGACTCCCCGACGACGAGATAATTGAACACGCGCCGTACCGAGCACAATCGCCGGCAAATTACCTCTGTTTACTGTGATCCGCGCTTTAGGGGTTCCTTGCTTTACACTGGCTTTCTTAAGCCTTACACGCTTACGGATGATCTTTTGTTGGATTTTGACTTCTTTGGAAACTTGTTTGACACTGCGGCTAACGGCTCTTGCCGCAATCCGATTTATTGCCTGTGCCGTGGCAATCGGGGTCACTTTATCAACGATAATGCCAAGATTACGAACCGCTTCATCCTTCCCCTTCATCGTCATCATCCTCTAAAAAAATCATCCACTTGCCATTAAATCGCTGAAAACGAGTCACTAAATAATAGCAACCACCAGCAGCCACTTTGTCGTTTTTTCTGGGTTGATAACCCGTCGAAAAAATGACATAAGAAAGCCCATCTCCTGTGACGGGGCCGAATTCAGGTAAAAAGTGAGAATCCACCCCGATATGGTCTATACCGTTAATAGATATAGGCTTTCCCATTCTTTTAGTGGTGAGTGCGTCCAGTCGATCTGTTAACCGTTCAAACGCACTCATAAATTAACCGCCTGCTGCCACGGCTGCTGGAAAAATATTAAGCTTTACAGGCACTAACTCCGCACCCGCTTCAGCCGCCCCCCATGTAATACCAACAGGAACGCCACCTTTATCCGCAACAATCCCTTTATCACCTGTCACCGCTTGACCTGCGGTTAATGCAACGCCTGCCTTTTTCTTTAGTAAAAAGACACCCTCTGCAAAACCATCCCCCGTCTCCCCAGGTTCAATATTTGTCGCTGCGACACAAGCCAATGCGCCCACCATGACCAAATCTCCACTGAGAATAGCGGTTGTGCCTGTATTGATAACTTCAACAGTTAGCCCCTGTTGTTGATAATTCTTAGCCATAACTTCTCCTTCTGGCCCCGAAGAGCCAGATTTTAGGTATAAAAAAAGCCCGTTAGGGCGAGAGTATTGTATTTTTAATACGAATTATGCCGCTTCGACACGCACCAGACCGCGATAATCAACAGGGGCAACGCCTGCATCGATGCGGACTTTAGTGGTTACGCCGTCAGAAGTGAAACCTTCTTGCTGGTCGATGTAAGGCGTATCAACACCATTTAAATAAGCAACTTCAATGGTATCAGTACCTTTTGCTGAGGTCATATACCAAGTGGTATCACTGTTGATATCCAGGCGGGGCTCTGTGATGATTTCAGCGATATTACGGATTGGGTTAATAATATTAGCGTTCACATCTGCGCCTTTTACGCTGCCTGAACCTACTACCTGAATGGCGGCGATTTCTAACGCGGTCGGCACAAGCATAAAGGCAGGGCGAATATTTAACGTACGTTCACCTTCTTTTTGCTTACGCATAGCGGTTCTACCGTTACCAATAGTATCAACATCCATCCCTCCCTTGATCGTGTTGCCATGATCAGCACTAAAGAGGGGTTTGTTATCGGACCGCATTTTTTCATTTTTGGTTAAAATAACGTAAACCAAATCACCAATCGTCGCTTTTGCTGCACGCCCCAATTTCATTGGGATATCGGTTAGCATGGACATGTCGTCATTAATAATGGCTTGACGAGAAATGCTAAACAACTCTCCATAAGTCGCCAGTGCAATCGTCTCTTTTTTGTCGCTGGTCGTTACGTATTTATATTCTGCCCCTTCACGAACTGTGCGAAGTGAATTGAAGCCCCCCATCCCGACACGCGTTGCGGTTTTAAAGTCACTGAGTTGGCCTTTCTTCGTCCACAAATCAAAAGTTTCCTCTGCTTCATTCCATCCCTGTAAAATGGATTTATTGGCAACATCGAGGAGAATATTACCGAAATCAGAGGTTGTATGCGTAAAGGCTTGCGCAATCATTTGCATTGGATTGTAACTCGCAACACCCACGCCGCGATCAGCTAATGACATACGCGCCAATTCACGTAACGTCATGCAGTTATATGGGTTATCGGCTTGGGTTTCATCATAACCCGCACGCGCCATCAATGATGCACGGACGCTATCACCTACGATATTGCCGTTATTTGCATAAATATGAGCACCGTAATTATTTGTATTTGTTGGTGTCGCTTCTTTAGCAACCAAATCTAAAATTTTGTCTTTTGCCTGCTCGACGGTGCAGTTGATATCTGTCAGACACTCAACCATGACGCTGTCATGCTTACCGCCAAACATCGCAAATAAATCTTTAATGCCATTCATACGCGTTTGTTCAGCTTGTCGTGCTTGCGCTTGAATGCTTGCCGTATCTGGCTGTTGTGTATTAGTTGGATTTTGTGATTGTGGTGCAGGCTCTGCCACCGGTGCGCTTGGTGTTGTTGTGTTTCGCGGATTAGCGAGACTGTTTTTTAACGTATTTTTTAATGAGTTCGGCATGGATTTAAATTCCTCAATGCGTTTAGATGAAAGACTGGCCATGGCTTTAACCGGCTCAATCACAGTATTAGCAAAACCGTGTTCCACACACTCTTCTGCCGTTAACCATGTCTCTTCACCGAGCATGGCTTCAATTTCTTCTTTGGTTTTCCCTGTTTTCTCCATGTAGGCAGGGATTAAGACGTTTTCAACCTTGTCGAGTAGATCAGCGTAATCGCGCATATCATTAGCATCACCCCACGACACGCCCCAAGGTTTATGGATCATCATCATGGCATTGGTTGGCATAATGATTTCATCACCCACCATGGCAATAACTGACGCCATAGAAGCCGCTAATCCATCGATATAAACCGTAATCGTGGCATTGTGGTTTTTCAGTTGGTTATAAATAGCGATGCCCTCAAAAACTTCACCGCCGGGCGAATGAATATGAAGGTTGATGTGGTTGATATTACCGAGGGAAATTAAATCTTCGGTAAATCGCCGGGCGCTTATCCCCCACATGCCAATTTCGTCATAAATATAAATATCGGCTGAAGTCTCACTGGTCGCTTTCATTTGAAACCAGCTCTTCTCCGGTGCCGACATTAGCGGTTTACTCATCGTCGTGCTGTTTTTTGGTCGCATGAGATGTGTGTTTATCGTCTGCATTGTCGTTACCTTTGTCATTGGCGGGATCTGTGTCATAAACCAATCCAAGCCGTTCATTTTCATCAATTTCCGCTTTGCGGCGGCGTTTAACTTCTGCAGGGTTACCACCTCTAGCGCGAACCCAATCACTCTCTGTTGCCGCCCCTCCTCGAATTTGTGTTTTCCATGCCGCTGACTCTTTAAGTGGATCTATCCACGGCATAACTGGTCCGCTGTAAGTCGCGTTATACAGTGAGCTGCGGTCAACATCAGCCGGAACCACAATGACGCCTGCAGCGATAGCCATCTGTAACCATTGTCGATAAACAGGTCGGCTAACTGAGCCACAGAAGGTATCTTGCAAGATGTAATACCCCTCAAATGATTCCACCAGCTCTTGCCGCTGCGCGCTGTATGTCCCGTTATAATCCCGTGCGATACTGGAATAACTACCGCGACTTCCCGCTGCAACTGCTCTAAGTTGACCATTCCGGAAGTTTTCAAGGTTTGGATTGGGCCTATCAGACTTGATCATGCCAACATCTTCACCGGGCCGTAATTCATCAAAAATAATCCCGGGAACAATATCGATAGTGCGGTCCTCATATTCCCGCTCATCATCGTAAGTCCCTGCATCACCTTTCTTGATGTACATCCCTAGAGAGGCGGCGATACGTGCGGCCGTCAACTCTGCATCTTCGTAGTCTTTTAGAGCACTTAAACGCATTAAGATGCCGGAAAATAAACTATTACCGCGCAGTTGATGTAATCGACGCACATATTTCAAGTGCAGCATGTTTTCCGTCAGGATAGATTTAAGCTCCCCCATCTGCTGGCCTGCGGTTAACAAGTTTTTATAAACAAAGTAAGTTTGTGGGCGACCCCAATCATTTAATTGGATCCCCTGTCGGATATTTTCCCCGGTATCATCCAAATGAATCGGAACGAAGTCAGGCTCAAGTGCTTCTAGCCAAAATGGAATACCCGCTTGCTTATCAAGCCCTTTCTGATTTCCTCTGACTAATTGAGCAAAAACTTCACCATCACGGATCCATGTTCGAACCAAAAGACGCTCAAGCATTGGACGGGTAAATTGTCCTGTCACCTCTGGACGAATGGACCATTCAGACCATGCAGTTCTGATTTGCTTGGCGAGGTCATCATGGATCTGCCCTGTAAGTGATAGTGGCTGCGGCTCAACAATAATCCCCTTGCTGCCAACAATGCGCTCTTCCATTTTGTCGAGAATACCAATCACAAGGTCGTGATTATTATCTAGCCATCGCGCTTGCTCACGTAAGGATTTACCACCAACTTGCGTTAATTGGTTCGAATTTCGATTTTCTCGACGCGCTTTATGAAGCCGAGAGGGATTTGCAGCTTCATAAGCATGAATGGCATAACGTGACTTGGCTCGTTGACTCGCCCATGACGGTGAAAATACCGCAATCGCCTTCTCCAACATATTCATGAGAGCCTCGCTAATTTATAACCGGGTGACTTGCGATTAGCGGCGCTACTTTGTGAATATCGACACTCCCAATATTCTCGCCCCTTACGGATCTCGCTAAGGTTTTCCATTGTCATTGACTGCCCGTTAAATGTAATACTCTTCCCCTGCAGTATTTCCATTTCTGCTTTTAAATATGCATCTAGCATTTCTTTGATTTGTTCACGGGTCATACCCATCCCCCTGAAGTTGCAGACACAGGAGCCCATGCCGAGCTTGCGCTAGGCGTGGTTTCTTGTGTTTCTGTTTGAATTGGTGTTGATTTTTGAGGAGGTTGATTAGGCGCTGGACGAGATGGTTTAACATCACTGATATCCGGCAACCTAGCCCATTTAGGCGGGTTCTCCCATTTGATTTTTTCGTAACCAAGCAAAATTACCAACGCATGCGCATAGACCATTAAGTCAAATGCTTCGTTAGCCCCTTTACCCGGTTTACTCCATTTCCCGTTACTATCGCGCTCTTCATACGTCAATTCATCGTAGAAAGAATCATCAAGCCAATCTGGGAAATGAATATAGTTAGGGCCAACAGTGTCTCGCCCAAGATGAGCAGAAATGCGATCCTTAAGCTCATTGGTTTGTAATAAATGAATAGGTACATCACCCCGCGCTTTTGCTCGGCGATCTGAACGGTTGGTATTATCAGGGTAAGATTTAGTAATGAGCTTGCTTTTCGCTTTACCATCCCCCTTAAATAAATACACTCTCCTCGCTAGCCCTTCTTTCTTGCATTGCCGCCAGAATTTATACGCATTATCAGTTACCCCTTCTTCCCCACCGGTATCTATTGCCATGCAATGGATGCCCATTTCTATATTGTCATTTCCTTGAATTGGGTAGGTTTTATCGAGCACATCTGTAATGAGAACATCCCAGTCTTCCGCATAAGATGAAGGATTAATAGGCTGTGATTCGCCATCTTCGTTTGTTCTTAATGAGTGAGTGATATCAAATCGGTCAATTATCCAACGCTCACCTCTGGTGCCATAGCCTGTGACTTGAACGACAAAACGCCGCTTTTTACCGCCCTGAACGTCAATAGTTGCAACGAGAAAACGAACGCCATTAGGCACTGAGCCATAGTCCCAATACTCTGCTCGGGCTTTAAGATCATCGCCGCTTCGCTGCTCTTGACTGATTTTTGGTAAATAAGGTTGCCCCCAGTCGGTATTAATAACGGACTTTAGTGTTTCCTCACTACCGGTTCGCTCGTATTCTTGCTCCGCATTGAGTAAGTTATAAACTAACTTTTCCCATGTTTGATAAGCGGCTGCGGGGCCTTCCATCCAAAATGAAGCAATGCGCGACTCCCTTGGCTCACCTGTTACAACGCCATTTTGGTCAATAGACTGCCCCTCTTTGAGCCAAATACCTTTATTATTTAGCGCTCTTTTTTGGTCGGGTTCAATGAGCCCAAGACAGTGTGGACACTGTAATCGGGCGGCTTTGCTGCCCACTGCTGGGTCATCGCCCTCATTAAAACCCACCATGTTTTCTCGAATGGGCAAGAAATATTCCGAACAGTGCGGGCATGGCCAATACCAACGACGACGATCGCCACGATTATAAAGTGACAAAATCCCCGTTGTAGGCGGGGCTTCGTGAGGTGTATTTCGTCGCCATTTGCTGTCTGTTATCTCTCGACCAGGGGAGCTTTCAACCAGTGTTTTCCCTGCGGACATGAATGTGGTTGTTCGCTTTGCAGCTAACGTATAAGCATCCCCTTCACCGTCAACATCTTCGGGAAATCGGTCATAATCCGTTAAAGCAACAAAACGATAATCCGAAGAGGACATGATATTGACGGATGGCCAGCCAATTTTTAAGTAATTTCCTGCCCTAAATGTTTTGTCATGGACGTTATTATCATTTCGGTGTGGGCTTAGTCTTTTGGCCACTTCGCGACTAGATCGAAAAGTTCTATCTAATCGCTTTTTAGAGTGCTCTCGCGCTTTTTCTTCTGTCATTTGGATGAGAAGAAAATCCGCAGGATCACACACAATAACATAAACAATCCAACCATCAATTAACCCCAGTGATTTCCCCGTACGGGCTGGACCAACAAATATCACTGAATCATAGCGGCGATCTGCAAGGCAATTCATGGGTTCAATAATGTAGGGAGTTAATGAATCATCCCACGGTATTGATGAACCTTCACCCATGGGCACCCGCATGTATTTTTTCACTGCCTGAGCAATTGGCATTCTACGTGGCGCTTTTAATAAGGATGCAACATCCTTTCTTACCGTTGATGCTGAGGCATAATTTACTGTCATTCGTCAAAATCCTCCGCATCCATCACGCGAGCAGCGAGAATATCCCGTAATTCATCGACAATGATTTGCACCTCAGTAAGTTGCTCTGCACTCCAACCTTTATCTCGCTCTAATTTATCAGGCCATGTATCTAAAACTTGGGTTATTGCTTTAACTAATACCGCCATTTCCAAATGCACATCAGCAACAGGAACTAATTGTTTAAGCGTAGTTTCCAACTTAATTCTTTCATTTTCAGACTGATACCAATCCTTACGCTCTTTAGGTGGCATCAGTGTGGGATCTTGAAGATTATTTGTATTTACATCGGGGTCGGCACCGAAAAGTATCGGTCCGATATCTCGCAAGGCATAAACAGGATTGCCTCGCACAATATTGGCAATGGGAGTATTTGCATCGAGCAATCGCTTTTTAACTGTTCCGCGATTTAAGCCGAATGCTTCAGCAATCTTAGCCACGCTCCAGTTGTAGGCGTCCCCCAGATTGCTGATGTTGGACATTGACACCTCACTCTGTCAGGTGAAAACTGATATTTTTATTTATTATCAGATAGATACAGTATATTGAGGTGACAACTCATTTTAAAAATTGTCACCTCAATATCGATATTTTCATATTGAATCAAATAGTTAACTCACCTGCTGCTGACAGCATGAAAAATTGAAAATGAGCCGTTTTCCGCGCGCATGCCGCCTCGTGGTAAGGGTACCCCCTCAGGAGTACCTTTTGAATTATGCGTAAAATTAATCAATCTAATGAATTTAAGGTTTATTTGGTGGCGAGAGTGGCTTGGAATTACTAGACCGCTTGGGTTGATACCCTTTAACATTTGTAACGCCATCATTTAGTTGCTTGTCCAGTTTTTCTCTGAATTGATTAGGATTATTAAAACCTTGACTGCCCATACATTACCTCACTGTGCGCCCACAAAGCTTTAGATTTAGCTGTCTCAGGTTTTCAGCGATTGCCCTATCCGAATCAACTATGGTCTGTTGTATTGCCGTGATAGAGGCTTGCAATTGACTAAACTCAGATTCAACCTGTTGCTTAAACTTTTCGAATTCTGACTGCTCACGAGAAATAACTTCACTTGTTCGGCTAATTTCAGCGGAAGCTTTAAGGGTCACCTCGGCAGATTGTTGCTCACGGTTATCATTAATACCTGTGGTTATTTCAAACCGTGCTTGCTCAATCCCCTTTTTAGCAACTTCTTTTGCAGCTCGTCGCAGTGCATCATCTATTGCTGGGCCTTGTATTTTTGCGCTATTAATTGTTCCACTTGTAATTAACGGTGCATCGATAAATACCTGACCGTTTGTAACAAAGAACATATCAGCACTAAAACCTACGCTTGTTGGCTGCTTCAGCCCAGTGCTAATCATCAGCCTTTCAATGCGCTTTAGTTGCGCTTCCAGCTTATCTAAATCAGTGCTATCGACTGATATCTTTATAGATAGGGTGGCTATTTCTTTTTTATCTGACATAACTGTCTCCATAAATGAAAAAGCCACCAGTGATTAGCTGATGGCCGTACTCCGATTTGGATTAAGTAATAAGTAGTGATAATATCTCGCCGCTGGTCAAGGATGACTGGCCTTACTACAATAATTATAAAGCTACATTTCCATTAGATATGCCCTTCTATAGAGGGCTTTTTTTATGTCATTTGATAATCACCAATATAATTGCGCATTTGAAATAACCTGCTAGGCTTAACGCTGATATTCATCGTAAAGCAACACTTTAGCCTACAGCTGTGTAGGCTTTTTTTATTTGCATACACTTTTTTCAATATTCTTTTCCGTATTTTGTAACAATTTACATCTAGATTATTTAACATATGCTGATACTATCTGCGCTCCCTATTAGGGATATTCATAAACAAAAAATTGGTTCAATTAATAGATTATTTCAGCCCCGCCTCGCAAAGGGGCTTTTTTTATTCTTTCGGAATGCTTTTATCCAACTCTTCACGGAATTGAGCTGGTTTATCGCAACCTTGTGTTGCCATTATGTTTCTCCTGTAGGTATAAAAAGCCCCGCGATTGCGAGACTGACATATTTAGTTAAAATTTATTACACTTATTTATCAATTAATGTACTATTCTGTAAAAGAAGACATATATAACAATAAACCTAGCTGTGCATACTGTTAGCTCATCCCCCACCAGGCATGGGCTATTTTTTTACCCTTTTTGCTTCAATCTCTCGAATGGCTTTCTTATCTAAATTGCACTGCTCAATCACCGTTAATAGCGATTCATTTATCAATAAAGAATCGCCCCAAGGAAATGTCTCAGGGATGTACTCAGGCAAACAATCATTGAGTAGATGAGCTGGAATGGGCACTGATGGCGTTTGAACGTATTCTATTCGCGTGGTTGTGCAGCTCGATAGTAGCATCACGAGGAGCATCAATAGCAGCACACTTATCATCCACAATAACGGTTTTGATAATGGTTTTAACCGTTTCAGAAGCCACTGTTGCCTCGTCGCGTTCCCTAAGGTTATTTCGTGAGATTTCATTGAATGTTACCGAAAGTTCTAAAACGGTGGACAATATGAATTGATTGGCGGCTAGCTCATTTGATTTTTTATCAAACTTATCACTCAATTTGTCATAGTCATCAGCAACCCACCAGAGCCAAAATAGCAAAATGACACAAGCGGCCATTAATGCTTTGGTTATTACGCTTAATTGCTGCCCCATCGTGCTTTATATCCTCTCACATCGATATGTGTGAATGTCTTGTAGCGACCAATGCCGTAGCTATCAGGAAACTGAGATTCAAGATAATCAGCGACCATTTTCGGCGCTACATCTTTAACCCTGATATCTGCCGCTGTGCCTAACAGGTGCTGAGATTTAGGTGCGCCACCTACTTTACTGTTGTGTTTAGCACAGCGACGACCGCTGACAACAATAACCGGCTTGCCGAAGTGAGTTCGAACGCCTTCAAGAATTTCAACCAACTTGGGTTCAACTTGATTTGCTCCGCATCCATCCTTACATGCAAATTCATTACTATCGAAATGTTCACTTAATTTCATTTCTTCACCATAAAAGTAAAAGGCCGCTTAATTAGCAGCCAAATTGATTTGATTCGAGCGATTAATTTACTAATGACGACTACCGACATGATGTTTCCACCTGCAGAGAAGATAACGGTAAATAAAACACCACTAAACAATACATCTGATGATGCTGCTATACGCTCGCCCACCGCCGTTTGATAAATTTGATAAACCCAACAAACAAATAAGACGGTGCCAATGATCGAATCCCGACGCTTAGCGTAACGACATAAAAACACCGTGATTGCCGAAGCGGACTTAAACAAAATATCAGCAGTCCCTAGTGGGTGAGTATCTATCCAGCGGGCTATATCCATAAAAATCGTTAAGAAGGTTTCCATCAGTTACCCCCTTTATTTCGCCAATCTTTAATGGCCTGTACGATACTGCTGAAGTTTCGGTCTATTGATGCTGCAATACGGCTAAACAACTTTCTAAGGTTGTCTTTGTTTGCAGCTAGCACCAAAACGGGGATTAACAAAGCCGAAATAATAATGGCTGTTATCTTAGGGCTAATTTCCCACTGCCATACCTGAGCAATAAAATCTGAGGCTTCTTTAGCAATGAGGATCCCTGCACCGAGTGCCAAAATAAAATGAAGTATCTTTCGTCGGTTATTATCTTTAGATGCAATGACGGAAACTGAAGCGCCAATAACTGCCCCTAGCACAACGCCATAGTCGGCACCAATAAGGAAACCGCCCATCGCGCCACCGCCAGCAGCACCGAGGGTTATCCCTATTGATGTGCTCATAAATAATTTATTCTCTTGGGTTGATAGGTGACGGGCGCAACTCCGCCTTATGCGCAGCTATCGATTTCTCTGCATGAGGTTTTCGATAAGTTAATGAAATACAGATCGCCAATAGGCTTTGTATTTAGAGCGGGTTAGAAAGTAATGAAATGACCAGGCTAAGCTTAACTGTTCTTTAGTCTTACCTGATAATTTAACACATGGATTAATAAATATATTTTTCATATTATCTCCAATAAAAAAGGCCACCTAAGTGACCTGGTATTTGGGTGTCAAATAAACACGTTATTTAACTTCACTCCATACAAAGTCGTCACTTTGTAGTCTATGTGAGCCATAATGCACTTCATAGCCATTATCTAATAACGATGCCCGCAATTCCGCTTGAGTTTCAGTAGCATGTACGCTATCTAAATGCCATGGTGCATACTTAACCACTCCCCATCCCAAAACCGAATTTGCATTATCTGGATCTGGTGCTAAATTACTATCTACAAACATTTCTATCTCCTTTGTTGGGTACCCAGAGATAGATTATTGTATTTATTGCTCACTAGCCAATAACTTTAACTGAAATTTCCACGTCTTCACTATCACTATGGGTAGTGGTAATCAAGAACTCATCAGAGGTGCAGCTTACCTTGTATTTTTTATGGAATTCAGCGCTTGACTTGCCATAGAGAGTATCTTTTATAAGTAAGTTACTTCCCTGGTGTACTTCAAAAGAGACGGAGCCACTAAGCTTCGTCACTGTAACTTGGATTGTTTTCATCTGATACCCTCTTAAATAGAAAAGGCCACGCAATGCGCAGCCCTTGGAATAATTTTTGGAATATTTTGTTGTTCGAAATGGTGTTGGTTGATTTAGTTCAGCCAGACTGTTCCGCGCTGCCAGAACTTTTATAGCAGATTATAAGTATTGCGGAGGCATACGCTGAGAGTGTATGCATTCAGGTTCCCCCATGGCGTGTGTGCTTCTATCCTGATAAGTACAGATAACCCATGCGAGTTAGCCAATCAGCCTTGGCATTCTCCACAATGAAAACCCTACTCGCTTTAATGCCACTATGTGCAAGATAGAAGCTGACAAATAGAGTTTTCATCGCCTAGAAAGCAAAAAAACCCGCCATTGCTGACGGGTTTGGCTAGGGTTGATGTTCTTACAACTGATGTAGTTCGCAAATTAAATATAGTTCACAGTTTAAATTGTGCAAGTTCAATTATGTCACTACTAATTACTTTACCCAATGTGGAATAGCGACAAATAGAAGAACTAATACCAGTGCAGCTACCGCTACCTGTAATACATGAAAGATCCCCATAAATACAATCCCTTTATAATCAGCAATTAATCAATCACTTGTTATATAAAAGTAGCTATATTTTGTGGATTGTAAAGAAACTATGCGCTAAAAAGCAAAAACCCCGCACAAATGGCGAGGTTTCATTCTATAAGTTAGGTGACAACGTATTCACTCTTATCACAATAACATCGAATTTGCGTAGCGCACTAATACTTTTTTACTATCTATCGCTTTTACTTTGTTAATAACCTCAGAGTCCATTTCTAGGGTTACCCCCAGCATAGCCAGACAACCATCAACAAAGCCCTCTGCGACTTGCATCATTTGCCTAATCCGCCCTTCACTCATTTTCCATTCCTTGGCGATATTGCGTTTTGACACCCCATAAAGGTAATGCAAAACAATTAATTCTAACTCTTCCTCTTTTCTAACTTGCCGTAGCTTCGCAATAACGCTATCAATAATTATCCCGTCATCATCACTGCATGACTCTCTCGATGGTTCTTTGTTTGCAATTAGGCCTTTAAAGCCTGCAGCAATATGGGAATAATCGATACCCGGATTATCACTCGTCCAACCTGCCCATTTTTGTAAAACCAACTGAATATCTCTCATGCAAAAAGTCTCCCGCGTTCCGCACAACGCATTAACCGAAAACACCCAGTGCCGCTGAATGGTCTAGGAATCGAAATAGAAAATATAATTGGCTTCCGTGTTCGCTTTCCCATCCGTTTGGATCCTTATGCAACTCGCTGTGGTGAATCCTACACAATGGGATGGTGAATAAATCATGAGCCTTAGTACCCATTCCGCCCTGACCATGACCGATTAGGTGATGCGCATCGTCCGATGTAGCACCGCATACGCAACATGGCTGTGATTTAACCCACTGCAGGTATTTATCATTTGTCCAGCGCTGAGGTTTTGGCTTTTTCATAAAGCTAGCTGGTGGCTCGGGATCGATGGTTAAATTTAATACAGGTTTTGATACCCGTTCATCACTAACTACGCCGCTGAGGTATTGGTCAGAAAGAGAGATAAGGCCCGATGGTTTATGCTTTAGCTCCTCAGGTAAAGCCATGAGCAACATTCTTCCACTGAATGTATTTAAATGTGCTCCTGGTCTAAATATCACGGCGCTAAGCTCAGGAACTGGGATCGGAGTTAATATCCATTGATGGCTCATGCGGCTTGCCCCACTACCATTAATTTGACGAGGTCAGTGCTTTTACTTTCATAGAAGTGCGGTTGAGTTTCTCTTGGGTTATTAGGGCTAGTGATATTTTTACCATAAATTAAGCCCTTAGCAGTGATTGACCAGAATTGCTTGGTTTTATCTGCCCCCTTAGTGCTTGGACGTGACTTTCTTTCAACTAACCCTAATTCAGCCAAACGTTTAAAAGCTGCTTGCGCGGAGATGTTAAGGCCATTCTTGCGGATAAATTCAGTTAATGAATGGGTTGGGCGACTGGAGCCATCCGGTGCATCAATAGGTGCATCGATTGCGTAACTAGGGGATAAATTAGGTAGCCCAGCCATTTGTTGGAGTTTTTGATAACCGCCAAGCTTGGATGAATTCGATAAATTGAGAGTCTTAGCCATGGATTCTAGCAAGATAGTACCAGCTTGAACCTTGTCACTTAATTGGGCTTGATTTCGCTGCTGAACTACAGCGTCGAAAGTGCGGATGACTTTAAGGCTAAATACAGGGCTAATCCACATGGCATATGCATAAATCAATTCTTTGCATGCATATGTGCCTTGGTCAACGCCGCCCCTGAATGATGTAACAGGTTGGTTTTCTTCCGATGCCGGAATTCCGCCATCGAATAATAATTCATTTATGAGCGCTTTTGTTTGCTCATTGCTCAAAAAATAGCTTGGTTTATGTTTATTTTCGCCACCTGCAGCGCGGTGTAAATCATTTAAACAAAAACGGCCGTTAAAATCTTGGCGTACGCTGACGCCATCAATTACCAATTGGTTCATGATGTATACCCCACAAGTTGTTTTAATTCATCAACCCAGCTTCCGCATATCACTGGATTAACGTACAGGTTATTAGAATACATAGTTTGAGCTATTTTGCACCAATAATTGGATTTTCGTTGTTAAAGTCCGAAACGCTTTTATCTACGGAGTATTCTCGTAGCGGTATTGTCAAGGCTTAGGGATGATCGTTATTTCAAATCGACCACCCTTTACGACTTCACACCAAGTGATATCAACGTGCTTAACTTGCTCATCGTCTTTCCAAATATTGGCATGGGTGATGGCGTCAAATGGTGCTTTTAGATAGTTATCAATATCTCTTCTGTGATAAGTGGGTGGGTACATCTTCACAATGACGGATACATTTTCAGTAATTACCCTAGGCCTTGGTCTTAATTGGGTATAAATAGCAGCTATTGCACTAGCCCGAAATGCACGCCCTTTTGCACTGATTAACGTTTTACCGTTGATATTCCGCCAGCAAGCATTAACACTTGGAGGAAATGGCAACACTAAATAAATTGAATTGCTCATTTTGATACCACCTCATTCCAAATTGTTATTGCTGATGGCTTCTCATTTACTGCTGGGCCTTTCGCCCCACAGCTATGGCAGTAAACATAAAACCATGTGCGATATTCGAGAGTTTGAATGTGCAAATCTTCGCTACCGCATTTGCATTGGTGAATTTCTGGCATTTTGTTTTTCACGCCCTAACCCCCACCAAAAGTCTATCTAATTTCTTCAGCGTCTCGCTCCCCATATCGCCTATGTAAGCCTTTTCGACAACTTTAATGCCACACTCGAATCGAGGCTCAGGCTCACACTTCTTGATTTCGTCCACTTTTTTAGGCTCAGCTGGTGGCTGCGCTTTAAGCTTTTCTGCCCTCTTTGGTTTTTCCTTCTCCTCTAACTTTGTCTCCCACACTGCCTTTAGCTTTGTAATTGCATGGGGATCGATGCTGTATTGCTTTGACCTCTGCTTAGCTTTCCCTGCAGGGAAATTGCCGACATATTTTATGCAGCCAATTTTTTCCAGCATTTCAAAAGTTCGGTGTGCAGCGGATGGTGAATAACTAGCAACATTTTTTAGGATCGCTGCATTTATTGTTTTAAATTCGCGTCCAATCCTAATGACTTCAATTCCTTGCGTGTATTGGTATTCAGTTATCATTTTATGCAGCCACCCTCTTCGCTAACCACCTAACTTGCTCTATGAATATTCTGCCTCGTTCCTCTAGATCCTCACGCTTGATATAATCAAATGGTTTACCTGTCCATGACTTATCAAAAACGACAATAGCGCCAGCAAAGAATGCCCCCGTTGGCTTCTGTTTATCATCTGATGGGTTAAACCACGCAGGGAGCTCAAACCCAATACGACCGCGAATGAAGCAAACATGATCTGCATTTTCTGGCCACCAGCTTTCACTTGTTGCCGCCTTCAGAAGAAAAACATAGCGACCGCCTTTCTCTCTCATTGCAAAGGCGTGGTTCATTATGTGGCCAACACCCGTTATAGCCTGTTTTTCGTGATATGAACTGCGTGAATATGGTGGATTACCAAATGCAGCACCGCCAACTTCTTTTAGCTTTTCCGACCAGTCTTGAGTTAAAGCATTATCTTCTGCAGTGTAGAAGTTAGGTGCCTTAGTGTTTTTACCGTCAGTAAATAAATCGAGTTTGAATAGCCCATATATCGAGCTGATACCCCAGTACAATTCATCGGGTGTACACCACTGATCCCCAATTTCATTAAGCTTATGTCGTGGTTTAGCTTTAAGCGCCTCGAGGCTTTGAATGTATTTATTCATCAGATAGCACCTCGCTGCTGGTGGGATTTAACATACTCGCGCATATGCTTATAACGCTGCTGAACTTGAAAATGGTCAGCATGATGGTTTAAGTGGCGAAACTTCCTGCAGGTCACTAAGTCACGACGGGATTGATTCCATCTGTTACGAAGCTTGCGAATCGTGCGCCATTTACGTATCTGTTTGAATATGGCAATCATGTCTAGTACGTCAACGCCATAGATTGTTTTAGTTTCACTACGCATCATGCTGTCACCTCTTTCGCTGCTAGCTCTGCTGCTTGTTGCCAAATACCTAACCATGCCTTGCGACCTACAAAATCCGACATGTTACGAACACCCTGTTTACCCGCTAATTCAGCTGCGATTTCCTCAATGCGGTTTTTAGGTGTTAGCCTTGAACCAATGATCCGTGTGTAAGCATTGTCACGTTCTACGGGGTCGATACTTACAGCAACTTCACCAGGCTTGAGCCATTTACCGTTAACACAGACGGGGCGACCAGCCTCATGCCATTTCTGAGCTTTTTCAAAGTACTCCATGCAGTTTTCAGGGCTAAATAATGTTTTCGGGCGTAGGTAATCACTCATTCTTGAGTCATTCAGCCACTTGGCTGTGATGTAGTCAGTCACCAGAATTAAATCATCTGAGGTGTAATTTTCAGCTAGACGGGCTCTGATACGACCCATAGTTGTTTTACCATCGCGATAACTTGAGTTAGTGACCTTGTTGAAATGTTCTAAAACAGCTTGCGCATGGTCGGGCTCAGCATGAGCCTGACAAAAAGAGTTACTCTCTGTTGTAATCTCTTGTGTATTCTCTGTAGTACTCTCTGTAAGATCAGGGCAATTTGACCCGTTCGATGAGGTCATTTTGGTACTGTTCGAACGTTTCATTTTGCGCTTATCGATAAGGTCATTTTGACCTGTTCGAGAGGCTTCGGCTGAACTGTTCGATGAGTTCAATTTGACCTCATCGGATAACAGCGCATGTTCATAATTTATAGAGTAATAATTTGTGCGGTCATGGGTTCGTTTATTGATTTGCTCAATATTTAATACACCCAATTTTTTTAAATTGTTAAATGCACGTTTAATTGTAGATTCAGAAAAATACGGGAATTGTTCACGCCATTCTTCAATAGTGTTATAAACCCAGCGCCTACCGTCATGATCAACACCTGACGAGGTTTCCGATAACCAGTATTGAACTTGCTGAAGCAATAAAGCCTCATTCAAGCCCAAGCGAACCGCCAGCTCAGGTATAACAATTTGTGGGCGTGTTTTAAGGAGTAATAAGCTACTCATACAGCCACCTTACTTAACTTCTGTGTAATATTTTTTGAATTGTTCGAGGGGCTCAAAACAGGGGTGCTCATAGTCATCGAGCATGAAAACAACCCGTTGCCTTGGTTTGTCCCACTCAACAACATGGACAATACGGCCTCGCTTATCTCGGAAGTATCGATTAAGGTTTTTATGCTTTTCATTGCTCACTAACCTCTCTCCCACTGCGGAAATAGTATTTAGCCCAGCTATCTCTTAGGGCTTTGCTATCTACCAATTGTTGTTCGGTCTGGTAGTTGCCCGACTCGTCAGCTGAAGTTATGATCTCTACATATTGAAACGGACCACATTTCGATACAGGCAAGCATCTAAATTGCTTTTTTGATTGAAATTGGTTTACACTGCTCATGCTAGTTACTCCACACAAGTTGTTATTAGCACCCGACGCCTCGGACCGCATATCTGGGGCGTCAACCTTTCTAGCTATGCTCATCATCGTTTAATCCCATAAACCGTTTTTAATGACTCAATAAACCCTGCAGCGTACCCAAACACCTTTGCCAACTTGCGATCTATTGCCTTAATTTCCTCGTCAGTAAGAACTCCATCAGAAATGCTATTTTGAATCAGTACAGATAACGCACCTTGCATAGCGCCAAGATTCATGCGTATTTCAAAAAGTTCGACTGTATCTAAATTCTCAGGCTCGACTTTAGTTGCAGGAACCATTGAGTGACGATCCATGTGATATTCCACCAGCAACTTAGTGCCTGATAATTCTTCAATCGCTTCAAGCTCATCATTTTCAAAGAAACGGCAGCCGTTTTTCTCATACAACTTGTTATTGAATGTGGTTTCAGAAATACCTAATGCACCAGCCATGGCTGAACGACCACCAGGGAATGCTTTACACATTTCTTTCACGACTTCTTTTAATGTTTGTTTGCACATATCTACAATTCCGTTGTTTTGTTGGTAGTTAACTCAGTTAGTTAGATTTGCTACTGTTTAGGTAAAGCTCTGGGTTAAACCTCAATTCACCTTTCGTTCGGTAATCAGCCTCCATGGCGCGATTTTTCGGAATTAGTTGATTTGGTCGTTTTTTCCATTGGTAAAAAGCTTCGGGGCTTATCCGAAAAAACTCAGCAATTTTATTAGTGGTACCGAAGTATTTTTCAATCTGCTCTGTAGTCATAACGCCTCCTAATTTCTAAGTTAAGTTAGATATTAATTGTTAATTTATATTTGGTCAATAAAAACTAAGATAACTTAGGTTTGTATGAAATGGACTTAGGAATGAGTAAAGCTGAAAACACCATCGGAAGCAGAATAAAGGCTTTGAGAGACATCACTAAAACCACCCAAAAAGAACTTGGGCGGTATTGTGGTGTGTCTGATGTTACAGTCGGATATTGGGAGAGAGACCTAAATGCCCCGCGAAGTGATGCTCTATTGAAATTAGCTAGATATTTCAATACCACTGAAGCATATATATTGTATGGTATTCCATCTAAGCAGGCATCAAACATAATCACGAATGCCCAAAAAGTGCCGATTTTATCTTATGTCCAAGCTGGCAACTTCACTGACTATGCGCCAAATCAGATTTACGATGATGATTTAGAGTTCATAGAGACAACCCTTAAAGTATCGCCTTTATCATTCGCCCTGCGCGTCATTGGTGATTCCATGACAAATCCTTACGGCTTGCCATCAATCCCTGAAGGGTCAACAGTTATTGTTGATCCTGAAGCTGAAGTTGTTAGTGGTAAATTTGTTGTCGCTAGATTGCAAGGCTCTGATGAAGTCACAGTGAAACGTTATGTTGTTGATGGCCCCAATAAGTTTTTGATGCCACTAAACCCTCGATATGACAACATCCCAATCAACGGTAACTGCGAAATAGTCGGCCTCGTTCGCGGTGTTCAATACGAGCTATAACCTCCCTCCTTAACTTTAATCTAAGTTTTCTTAGATTTTATATTGACACAAATCCTAAGTTGAATTAGTTTATATCTAAGACAACTTAGGAGGTGCTCAATGCAAACCAATTCAAATGAACCAATCGTTACTTTTAGTGTGCCAATGTCGCAGGATGATGTGCGCGAGTGGATACTAGAAAAAGCCAAACAAATTAATAACCTACAAAAACTACGCAATGAACGTGATGAGCTGCAATCTAAACTCGAAAAGCTCGACGAAGAAATTGCAGAGTGCATGGATATGTGTGCAGTTACTGTTAGTGCTTGACTGAATTAAATTGTGTGGAGTACTTAGTATGGGAATGCTTATTTTAACTCGTCGAGTCGGTGAAACTTTAATGATTGGTGATGATATTAAAGTGACTGTTTTGGGGCTTAATGGAAACCAAGTGCGGATTGGTATTGAAGCCCCAAAAGATGTTGCTGTACATCGTGAAGAAATTTATCAACGTGTTTTAGCTGAAAGAAATAATGCCAGTGCTAGTGATTGACCCTTGTAGTTTTTGGCGGTGTTGTGCCGCCCTTTTTCATAATACATAAGGCCACTGATATTCAGTGTTCATACTAGGTAAATATATTCATTATTTGTCAGTGGTCTTATTTATTGTGTGGAGTTAATTATATTTGAGGAAAAAACAAATGAAACGTTTTCCAATTACTAGCTGTGTTATTTTTAAAGCTGAATTGCCCAGCGCCGAAGCTTTAGAAAATCATTTAAAAGAATTACCTTTTGTTGATATTTTAGAGTCACATTCTATTAGCTATGGTTTTATTCCTAATAAAATCACAGGTGAATTAGTTACGCCAATTGAAGGTGGCTATATTATTACTTTTCGTATTGATGAAAAGATACTTCCTAAAGCGGCTATCGCCTTTGAGGTTAATAGACGCATTGAGAAATTGAAAGAACAAGGTATCGATGATTTTCTTGAAGCCGAACTAAAGCATATTGCAATAGAAGAAATGTTAAAGGTTGCTTTAACTAAAACAAAAATCATCACTGCTCTTTACCATGTTAAAAAAGGTTTCCTGTTTGTGTCCACAACGCGAAAGCCAGACCACCAAGCACTATTAGGTAGTTTAGTGAAAGCTTGCGGTACTGTAAAAACTGAAACTTTTCACATTGATGATGCAAAGAATGGGATTACAACACGGTTATCTAACCACATTGATAACCAACCACCAGCAGAGTGCTTTGGTCATGACCTTTATCCCGGAAATTTCCTTTTGCTACAACGTAAGCTTGATAAAAAGCTAGAAACCCTAAAATATGATGCTGAACTTAATTTAATTCGTGAGCAAGTTAAAGATTCAATTGATAGTCATTTTAAAGTTTGTTTAATTGAATTAAGTACCTTTGATATTAGCTTTAAGCTCACAGATGATTTTGACTTTAAAAATATCAAACCATTAGTAGAAATTGACTGTGACAGAGATAGAGTTTTTCGCTATCGACACACAAACGCAGTATTTATGTTTCACATGGTTAATACAATTGAGCTATTGATTGAATTATTAAAATATAAAGAAGAATCAGAGTAACTATTTAACCAACACCAAGGAATTTAATTCTCTTTATTAAGAGACGGACTCTTATTATCTAAACTTTGTGTGGAGTATTAATTATGTCCAATGAAATTAAATTTGATGCAGATATATTGCTAGAATCAGTTAACGCCCATGGTGCTGATGGCCATGTTTACAATGACACAAAAAACGCTTCTTTAATGGCGCTAAAATACATACATCACCAGTAGTTAATATCGATACTTATCTTGCTGATGGTTATATACAAACAGTTAATTCAGTTTACAGAATTATTGTTTAGGTGGCTGTTATGAAAGAGCGCGGAATTATTTTTAACTCAGAAATGGTGCGCGCCATCCTTGATGGCCGTAAAACTCAAACTCGTAGAATCATGAAACCCCAACCAAAGACAAATGAAAATGGTGATATATGGTGGCCTAGTAATATATGTCAGTCCATGATCAATATTAAAGAAATGATGCAGAATAACGAGGGTGTATGGGCTGGTATTGCTGGTATAGCCTGCCCGCACGGTGGAGTTGGCGATCACCTTTGGGTTCGTGAAACATTTTGTATTGTACATGATGAACAGTTTGGCGAAGAAAATTGGATTGATTACAGGGCAACACCTAAGTACTCAGATAAAAAACCTGCTGGATGGGATGCTGAACCAAATGACCCTGAAGCATTGAATTGGTCACCATCTATACATATGCCTCGATGGGCTTCACGTATCACGCTAGAAATTACTGATGTTCGAGTAGAGCGATTACAAGAAGCTAGCGACGATGACTTTAAAGCTGAAGGCTATCCGCTCGAGAGAGAATTAACTGGCGGCAGTACTGATGCATTTTGCTGGTTTCGTCACTTATGGGATTCAGTTAGTAAGCCTGACTGTAATTTTGAAAGTAACCCGTGGGTGTGGGTTATTGAGTTTAAGCGAGTGGGATTATCACCCAAGAAATAATGTGGTCAGCTCAAAGCTAATTCGTTTGAAGTGGCATAGTTAATAAAAAAATACCGCCATGACGGAGGCGGTAAGGGAATCTTGATGAGTGATTTAATTGTAATAATAAGTATCAGCTTTTTAACATAGTTAATGAACATAAATCAATATCGAATGTTTAATAAACCAGACCTGGTAATAAAAAAATTGCCGACACGGATTGGGCGGCAAATTGTGTAGGGATATTTATAGTTTCTCTGTGTAAGCAATTTAAGCATAGTTAAGGCATGGAATTTAGCAAGGAAGCTAGATAAAAAAATGCCGACACAGGGAGGTCGGCGAAAATTGCACAGCTTGTTACTACTCTTTCGGGGTTAAGTGTAGAAGGTAAATAAGTGTTTGCCATGAAACGTTTTAATCCTAGCGATTAAATAGATGCAATGAATAAAAAAATGCCGACACAGGAAGCATCGGCGAGGACTACAAAAATAATTAGAAAGTTCAAATTAACTATAGGTTATAAATTAAAAACAATGATGAATTATTTTAATCATATCGATTAAATAGATGCAATAAGAGGAATGAATATGAGTAAGCAAATGATGTTATATGCAAGAACGAACAACCAAGGTTCAACGTGCAGCACTGACATTGGTTACACAGAATCGGAATGGGCGAAATTATCTGAGGATGAAAGGCTAGAAATTATAGCTGAATATACGGGTGATGTTGTTGATTTATGGGTTCAGCCAGAGGAATAAAGGTGGGGTGATGGATAAATCAAGACAGCAATTTGAAGCGGAAATAAAGTCACTTAGCGACCCGTCAGAATTTGAATTAAAACTTAAACGTGCAAATAACGGATCAAATTACGCTGACCAATATGTAGATTTAATGTGGATTAGTTGGCAAGCATCACGAGAGAGTTTAATTAATAGCTTACCAGAAAGCATTAATTGCCCTACCGCACCAGAATTAATATGGCTACAGGTTGACCCTGAACCAGAGGAGATAAATAAACCTGTATATCCAGTTAATTTATATAGCGGCGATGTAACTTGGAGTTCGAGCAGGGAGTTCCCAACTGACACCTTATATGTTCGGGCTGATTTTTTACTTCAATCCGTAAAACAGTGCTAAGAGCACCAAAACAGAAAGCATGATTATAGCCAAAGCGCCAATGAGACAGCTAATACCCCTAAATAGACAAGATGCCACATCAATCCAGGTTGTATTTTCTTTATTGCGTCTCATTTTAGCCTCCTTGGCACAAGTTACTAAATTAAATAACTGAAATTTAATATACACCCCATAGATAAGGACTAGCAATGAAATATAAACACTTAATGGTAGATCTAGAAACTATGAGCAATAAAGGCAATGCCGCTATTGTGTCCATTGGTGCTGTGACTTTTGAACCAACAACGGGTGAGATTGGCCCTACATTTTATAGTGTGGTTGATTTAAGAAGTTGCGAACGTGCGGGTCTTCATATCGATGCTGATACCGTCCTTTGGTGGATAAAGCAAAGCGCTGAAGCTAGATCGGAAATTGTTGGTGTTAGTTATGAGTTAGAAGAATCACTAGCCGACCTAAATCTTTTTGCCGAGAGAGTTCTAACTGATGATGTTCAGGTGTGGGGTAATGGCGTTGATTTTGACAATGTTATTTTGCGTAACGCATATGATGCTGTCGGTTTAGATCCGTTCTGGAAACATTGGAACAATCGCTGTGTTAGAACAATTGTAGAGCTAGGCCGTAATGCTGGTATTGATCCTAAGCGTACACTCGAATTTGAAGGAGAACAACACAATGCATTAGCTGATGCAATTCATCAAGCTAAGTATGTGTCTATTATCCACCAGCATTTAATTAAACCAGTTAACAACGATATTTAATTTTTAAGTCTGTATGCGGCAGATGTGGAGATAATTATGAATACAAGCCTTTCGGTTGAATGCTTGCCAATTTCAAAGTACTGCGAGTTATTTGGCGAGACAACAGATGCAATCAATAAGCGGTTACAAAGGCTAGTCTGGCATGAGGGAGTTCACGTATTGAAAATTGAAGGCGTAAAAGAACGCTGGATTGATATAAAGGAAGTCAATAAATGGGCCAGACAAAACAAATCCTCCCTCGCGGAGTAATGATCCGAAAACATAAATCAGGGGAAACAATCAATATTTCATTTACATTTAAAGGGGTTCACTGTAGAGAGCCCCTATCTAATCTTGAAGTTAACCCTAAAAACATAAAATATGCAGAACGTTTATTAGGCGAAATATATAACAAAATTGAAAAAGGTATTTTTTCTTATGTTGAATATTTTCCTAAATCATCAAAATTAAAAATATTTGGAAATAAACATAAAGGAAGAAATATAAATGAATATCTGGACGAATATTTAGATATTTGCGAAACAAGAGGTTTATCCCCCTCTACAATTGGTGGATATAAAAAATGTAAAAGCGCCCTCTCTACTCTGCATGATTTATCAGTAGTTGATTTGACGCCCGGCATATTAAAAACATGGATCCAAAAACAAAAAACATCATTAAAGACAATTAGAAACCAGCTGTCATTTTTACGTAGTGCATTAGATGAAGCGGTAACCGATGGTTTAATTACATCCAATCCTGCAAATATGGTAACAGCATCAAGATATCAATCTAAAAGTAGTCCATCAGATAGTGACTACATTGTGGATCCTTTAACGCCAGAGGAAGTAGCTGCTATATATAGTGCAGTAAGGTATGACCAATGGAAAAATTTATTCCAGTTTGCAATTAATACCGGGCTACGTAGTTCTGAATTATGTGCGCTTAGCTGGGGCGATATTGATTTCATAGGCAGGACTGCGCACGTACAAGCAGCTAGTGTTGTTGGAATCATTAAAGGTACAAAAACAAAAGCAGGAACGCGGATCGTAGAATTAAACGAAGATGCTATGACTGCACTTAACAATCAAAAGTCATTTACTTTTTTAAAAAATGAAACCATTTTCGAAGATCCAAAAACAAATAAAGCATGGGCTGGTGCAGATGCAATTCGAAAAAAGGCATGGGTACCAACATTGCAAAAAGCAGGTGTTAGATATCGGAATCCATACCAGACCCGACACACATTTGCGATTAAGCATATTAGTAACGGTGTTAACCTATTTTGGCTGGCTTCACAGATGGGACATAAAGGCCCTGAAATGCTGTTTAGGCATTACGGTGCATACTTAAAAGAGTACGATGGCAACACTTCGATTTTAAAGAGAGTAGACACTAAATAGCCACTGCTAGGACTACGGTTAAGCCGCAAATCATGCGCAGGGCAATATTTATCTAATTACCATTTATATAACAATAGGTTAAGTAATTCAAGATGCGGGTTCAACTCCCGCCAGCTCCACCAAATTTGGTGGGTCAGTGATAGGACAACAGGTTTAAAAACAGGAAGTTAGCAAAATCAGTTGGACTAGACACTGGCAACATTAAGACTAGAAAGTGCACGTGAAATGCACGCGCATTTGAAAGTTACTAAAAGCCCACTTCGCTGGGCTTTTTCTTTTCTTACTAAAATCGCAAAAACTCTCCCTGATGCTTTTTCACTTATCCTTATACTCAGTCATTTAAGAAAATTTGATGTAAATGGAATCCACTGTACACCACTATTTTGTGATTAACCACTCAAGCACTCACCTTTACTCATTGTTAGTGTGTCACTTTGGTATTATAATTGATAAAATATATTAATTAATGAGATTTTATTAATGCATTCAGCTTTACGCCGTTTAAAAAATACTACCACCCATAAAACCATCATTTTATTTCTATTTGTTTGCTTATCTCATTTTGCCCTTGGCTACGAATTTAAACTAATTTATGCATTTGCTGTATTCTTTTTTTTATTATCAATAAACAATATAAAATTTATATATATCCCTTTAATCATCGGATTATCTATTGTTTCAGCTATATACTTCCCTATTGCTATGCTTTATGGAGAGCCAAATTTTAATATTGCAATTGCCATACTCTATACAGATAAACAAGAGTCTTTAGAGTTTATTTCCAATATTCCTTATTACTATTATATAGTTTCTATTATAATTTTTATTCTAGGTTATTTATTAACAAGGAATAATTTTGACATTCCTAAGAAAAGCAAAGCACTCTTTACTTTATTTTTTATAACTATTTTGTTTCAAGGCCCCGTAAAAGATTCTTTTAGCAACAACCAATTCTCATTATTAAACACAGGTATTCCTGAAGTTAAATTTATAAAACAATCAATAGAAGCAATAATATCAACAGTTGAAGAAAATAAACGATTTAACGACATGATGTCGAAAATTGATAGCTATCCTCAATTATTTAGTCAAGGTGATTATGATACTTATGTCGTTGTTATAGGCGAAAGTGTTAGAAAAGACTTCTTACACTCCTATGGATTTGAACGACAAAACACACCTTTTTTGGACAGCGTAAATGGAAAGATTTTTACTAATGTAATATCACCTGCATCAGCAACAGTCAGGTCATTAACGCATACTATTTCAGAGAACATAAAAGTACAAAATAATATTATAACGTTAGCCAAGAAGGCAGGATTTTACACCTATTGGATATCAAACCAAGGCTCTGTTAGCGGTGCAGACACGCCTGTCGCTAGCATTGGCAAACGAGCTGACACGCCAATATTTATCAAAAAAGGGTCATTTACCTCAAATGAATTAGATAGCGAACTTATACCCTATATTGATAAAGCTATCAAACAACCTGCCAAAGGGAAAAAACTTATTGTTATTCATTTAATGGGAAGTCATACACCCGCATGTAAAAGAACGAACGATAAGTATGATGAATTTTATCTCAGTAAAAGAGTCTCTTGTTATGTACAATCAGTGAAGGAAACTGACCGTCTATTACACCATATATTTAATGATCTCAAATCCAGCAATGAAAAATGGTCAATGCTATACTTTGCAGATCATGGTGTTTCTTTTTCAAACCAGAATACCCCATCTAAGCTCGATTTAGTTCATGGTGATGAATATCAAGAAAATTACTCTATCCCATTTTTTATTACGTCATATAATGACAAAGATAGAGAGTATATTACCGCAAGAATGAGTGGCACGAGCTTCTTATCACTATATTCTGAATGGCTTGGTATAGATATGTATCAAAAACCGAACTGTAAATTTATTTCAAATCAAGACTGCAAGTACAGTAATAGTGTTTTGAATTTTGAAAATAAAATTATAGAATTTGATAAACTTGCAAGAGATCCAATACCTAAACATTAATCGCTAATTGGGGCTAAATGCCCCATTAATAATATCAATTAACTTAGGCGATACCACCCCATCAACATAATATAAGCGTTAGTTATATTTACAGCTGCACCGTTTCCCACGTTACCTATCGTTCCTGTCACTGTATGACTATGTGCTCCACTATTCGATGTATCGCCAGTCCATGCATTAGCAGCACTCATATTAATCTGAGTTACATCCGCATTAACAACACCAGAAGCGGTATTTACTTTAAGACTTCGTGTCGCTTTACTGAATGCGCCGGAAGCAAAGCCCGGTGCTTGTGATTCTGATTTTCCCCCACCAAGAGCCAATGAGCCTGTTATGTTCATTGTTCCCCTATTATGAGTATGCCCTCCCGCAGAGGATGTTGAACCTGAGAAACTATGGCTATGAGCTGGCATATGTGAAGCCGTTAACGTCACTGAATCTGAGCCACCGGTTGTTAACACATTCGCACCACTTGCAGCAGCTAAACGAATGGTTTTATTTTCGCCGATGTACTGCCATTTCGTACCAGGGAATAAGGTATTGGGGTTCTTATTTTGTGCAAACCACACAACAATACCAATAGGGTAAATGGTATTAAGATTGACCGCGTTTTGTAATGCATCGGTGACAGCCTTCTGGCTCATCACGCTCGTTGTTGAACCGCCCGTTGATTGGGTGACACTGCTCGTATTGAGCTTAGTATTAAGTCCGTTATTAAGCGCTGTGTTTGTTGCATAATCCCCCGATGGTTGATAACTGCCTTTTGGCTGATATCGTGTATCCCCTTCCGCTTTGGTGTAACTTTCACCTTTAAGCGCATAATTACCCGCCGGGGCATAATTGCCCTTAGGTTGATAGTTGGTGTCTGACTCGGCTTTCGAATAGCTATAACCTGCCGCTTGATAGCTGCCTTTAGGTTGATACTTACCATCGGTCTCAGCCTTGGTATAGCTATCCCCTTTTAAAGCATAGTCACCTGATGGCTGATAACTGCCTTTCGGCTGGTATCGCCCATCGCCCTCAGCTTTAGTGTAGCTTTCACCTTTAAGTGCGTAGTTGCCTGCGGGGGCATAGTTACCTTTGGGTTGATAATTGGTGTCAGATTCTGCTTTAGAGTAGCTGTAGCCTGCGGGCTGATAGTTGCCTAATGGCTGGAAACGCTTGTCAGACTCCGTTTTGGTATACACATTGATATCACCGGCACTTAAATCGGCTTTCAGTTCCTGCCATGCTGTACCTGCGACAGGTTCAACATTGTTATTTTCAATCTTCGACTGCCACGTTTTGTTTTTATGATAAACAATTGCGCGGATCGGGTATGGCTTACCTTCTGTCGCCCACTTAGGAAAACCAAAGCTCTGCAACTCGCCAATGGCTTCAGTGATATCGTGAAACATGCCGTTCATCTTCTCACGTTCGATATCTTTCGCGGCAGGGTCAGTTTGTTGGTCACGCTCATAATCGTAACTATAGCCTTGCGTGTAAGAAACCGCGCCATCGGCTTGCACGTCATCGGGAATAGAAGTCCTGTCCCCTTGTGTTGCAAAGGGGATTTTAAAGATTTTTGTCATGAGTTTTAGGCTCCGAAATTACTGCTAAGGAAGTTTTTACGATGTTGGCCGTGACCGAAAGCTTTCTTCGTCACGATACGGTATTTAACACCCACACCCGATGGGCGAGGCATAAGATCAAAGTTTTCAAGAAGAACCCGTAAACGTTCGTCCGGGTTGAAATTAAACACGTAATACAAATAGGTCATATCCAGCGGATCAAGCACGAATACTTTGCTGTCCGCTTGCCAAAAGAAGCGTTTAAGAAATTCGTTAATATTGGTGACCGTTGGGCTTTGCGTGAGGTTGAAATAGCGCATACGCACGATGAGACGTTTTTGGTCGACTGTCAGCGATAGAGTGTAATCGGCATTACGCCGAAAGTTGCCTTTGAAATTGGCATTCTTTTTACCAAAACCAAAGCCGATTTTTGTTTTATCACTAGGCGGGACATCAATCCCCAACGGCACATCGAGTATGCGCGCCCAAATATTCAACCCGAACTCATTCGCGGTATCGATATTGAACACGTCACGGTACCAATCGCACCAGAACTGAACCGTGGACTTATCGAAGTAGTCTGCTTTGTATTTAGCTATTGCCTTGAGATTTTCCGCATCTTCATATTGCCAAAGGATCGCCTTTAATAAATCAGAGTGAAAATCAAACGATTGAATTTTGCTCATACCAGCACCACCTGTACCGCACTGCGTTTGAGCCTTGCCACCTCATTCATTTTGATTTCATAGTTATTTGATGACCAGGCTTTGCCATCGGTTGAAAGCTCGACACGTGTAATAAATAAACGAGGCTCAACAGCATTGATACCGGCTGATATTTCGAAAGGTGATACATCACGCCCCACCACTAAACCGCCCTCACCATCGATATCCCCATTAGCCCATGACTCAACCGCGGCGGGAATAATGGTTTGTGCATCGACGGTGGCTTTTTTCACCGCTACTCGGCAGAACAACACAATTTCTTTCGCCCTATCGAATTTAACGGGATAAATTTGGCCGCTGATAGTTTCCAATACCTCAACCTCTTCATTACCGTTAAAGTCGGCGCCAAGGGTTTTAGTACGTAGTAACGAACGTGCTATAGCCTCTTTATCGCCCCCTTCAACACACACATAAATGCTATGGGGAACTAACGTGATCCCATCAAAAATCATCGGTTGGTCTGTGTAATTTTCTCGATACGACAACGAACGTACCCCTTCCAATTCATACAATGCAGAGGTAATCGCCTCCCCCACACTGACGGTGTTTTTGGCTAACGTCTGCTTACGTCGTCGCCTTGATTGTAAGTCTGATTCAGCATCTCGCCCCAACACCGCATTGCTGGGGTTATGAACGGTTTCCCAACCTAATACCGAACTGGCCACTTTATTGAGTTGACCCACACCACACTCAACCGCTCCCGTTTCAATGGCGCGCATATCCCCAGTGACTGAGCCATCTTTACCGATAATTAAGGTTTTGGTTGTTTCGAATAAGTCGCCATTCAGCGTGGCCGCTTGTGACCCCTTAGGGATGATAGTCTCGGCAATACCCGTGAATTTCACCTGTGATAAAAAGGAGTGAGTCGCATCAAGACGCTGCCCGCCCATTAAAGCCCATATTGCATCAAGGAAAATGCCACCGGCTAAATCGGGGTTAATTTGATTGGCCAACTCTGCATTATTGCGCACAACGGCGTCCCGATTTTCGACCTCCATGGTGATCAATGCGCCTTGCGGGGTTTCGGGGTTAACATCCAGTTGCTGGCCAAAGACACTTTTAAATTCGTTTTCAACGTCATCACGTAAGGTGCTGGTATCTGGCACAATTACACCCTGTGATGTGAGATATTGATAATCAGCCATTGAGCATTATCTCCCCATAAATGGTTTGGATCACCGCGGTATAGTTCAGTGTGTTATCCGTGATTAATGCCGAAAATGACACGACCGATATCACATCATCCAATTCACGCATTCGGTCACGAAACGCTGCTTCAAATAACGGAATATCCGCCTGTCGCCCAAAGGTGGTTTTCCAGTAAGGAATACCCATATCGAGTTTATGCAGCATTTCACCGCGGAGTGCTTTCGCATAATGTTCACAACGGTTTTTCGATGCCCGTTCACCACTCACAAGAGCTAAATTTCCACTGTTCCCCAAATGGATATCGTTATTGTTGTTTACATCAAAAGTTATCATATGGGCTCTCCTGTATTGCTATTACCACTTTGAATACCGCTGTGTTTATGTGTTGAGCCGATATCTTTACCGTTGTGTTTCATCGTGCCACCGTTTGAATCGCTGTTACCGTTTACAGCCTGATTACCATTCACCGTAACATTGCCGTTAAACGTAGTTTCGGGCACATTGACCTCAAGAACGGGCGAATCTAAAACCGCTTTACCCTCATGCAATGACAAACACACGGAGCCATCCATGGATTGAATCACCAAGGCATCCGCATTTTTACCATCAATTAACCAACCTTTAAGCGTATCGGGAAAGAACATGGCATCGCTAAAGGTATGCAAACGTGCTGTATTGGGTTCATCCTCTAAGCCGCCACGTTGAAAAATTAAGCTGATATCGCGGTCATTGGCTTTTAACCAACCGAAATCACCCGCCTTGATCGACATACGAATAAAAAAGCCACCGCCCCCAAAACGAAAAACGGGAATATTTTGCACAGCGGCACGCCCGATTTTTTGGCCTTCCGTCGATACCATCATGACTAAGGGCTTAATCACGGCTCGGTTAGTTTTATCGTTATAACTCACTACCGTCGCAGGCAGCATGTCATCAATGTTCATGAGCATATTGCGAAATGCAGCCATAAACTGCCCTGCCAAGCTGCCTTCGCTAGCAATATCACTATTGGGTTGGTTCATGATTTACACTCGTTTGCAGGTCGCTTGGTAAAAGAAAGGATCGTCGTGAGACGCTATATCGAACTTGAGTTGCTCAATAATATAATCACCATTTAAGGCAGGATTAAACCTACTTTCAAGGCGTAACATGCCACCCAATGACGATTCACTATCAATCAAATACGTGACATCGACACCCTTTTCTGTGGCTTTAGGAATACCCACCATCCCCGATTTTTGATTGAGGATACGTAACCGACCATTTAACGCTTTGTCCTGGTCTTTTACATACAAGATATCGTCATCGATAAATGCCTTCACATTACCGGCATCTTGAAGTCGCTCGACTTGTTTCAAAGCAGGACCACAAAAGTACCAATTAGCAATATTCTTATCGGTCGCCTGAAAGTCCAATCTAACACTGCAGTCTTGCGCGATATTCTTTGCCAACTCACTCATTTTATTGATTGCACTACCCGATGAAGACACAATATCGCGGGCGTTGGCATTGTTGGTTTTTGCTTTCAGAGTGAGCGTCACATCCGGTGGCGAGGCAATTTCTGCACTGACAATATCACCCACGTAAATGCGAAACACACCGGTACTGGCACGACCGGCTTCAACAATCAACCGGTGCGGGGTTTTACTTTTCGCATACGGACTCGTTTCCGTGAGTAACATGTTGCGCGTATCGGCATTTAAACCGTCAATATTCACCGTGCATTCATTCTGCAGGGGATTAGCGTACTTAGTGCCATTAGCTCGAATACGCAGCCCCTCATACCATTGCAGCCGACCATTAACTTCAATCCCTAATCGTATGCGGCGTAAATCAATCATCATCCCCCCACCAAACAAGACTGTGTGATTGGCCAAACTGCGCCCACCACGGATATTCATCATTTTCAGTGATAAAGGCGAAATTACCGTTACCCGATAAATAGTGGTAGGGGATCAGCGGTTGATTGGGCATCACACGAATGCCTTGCAATAGAACCACATCATTGCGCTTGATATCACAACACATTGTTGTTCGCGCCACTTTAATCGTCAGCTCCCACTCGTCACCGCCAAGGCTCACGAGCAAACGTTGATTAGGTACGGTATTTAAAGGGATCTCTTGCATGGGTCACCACCCTAACGTAAATTCACCGTCAGCAATTTTGGTTGCTGCCGATTTTTTCTTTTTGTCCGGTACCGTGGACGTTTGCACTTTCCCGCGATTCACCGTGCTCGATTGCTCTTTTTTTGCCACCTTACGGGGCGGTAGGTCGCCATATTCGGGCTCAACCGTTCGCCACTCACTAAAGCGCAGCGAGAGTTTAATCGCATCCGCCATTTCAGGAATTTCATCATGATAGAGATTCACCAGCAGCATGGGTTGGTAGGTTTTCACCCGCGTTTGAATGCCCACTAACTGATGTTTATCATAGGCTTGCTGCAAGGTTTCAAAAGCGCTTTTCATTTCACCGGCTAAAATTAAATCCATGCCAATTTCAACGGGCTGAACCACCACATGATCACTGCGTGTTTCCCCCGATTCCACCGTAAATTGCGTGGCTTTATGCTCGTCTCGCACATTGATTTGAATGGGGTTAGCGGTTTCGAACAACGTCGTAAAGTTATCGACGTTAAATATTTTGACTTCGGTGATCATTTACCTACCCCCGAACTGGTTTGATGTGCTAAATCTTGTAGCTGGGATTGCAATTCGCCTTTTGCATCTTTGGCGATACCTTGTGCATCCGTCGCCTGTGTATTGATGTTCAGTTCACCCACATTGACCGTATTTTCGTTGGTCGTGCTGGATTGATTACTGATAGCTTGGCTAGTCATTGGGTTCATCGGATTAGCAGACATACTGTTGATTTGTTGGCTTAACCCCTGAACTAGCAGCGCGGTATCATCCTCTGAGAGCTTGGGGGATTCGGGTATTTGGTGCTCAATGGTGCCGTCTGCAGAGATTTTTCGCTCCACGGTTTGCGTGACTTCGGCATCCTCAAAACCAAACCACCCCTTAACGGTACTCCAGCCCTTTTTAATCGCGTCCAAGCCGTCATTAATCCAGCCTAAATACTGTTTAATTTGCGCCCATAGCCACTTAAAAATACCCACAACCGCATCCGAAACAGTATTAAAGACGCCTTCAAATTGCTTACCCCACCCCATTAACCCATCAATAAATTCATTGAGCCATTTCCAAAATTGCTTCCCCCCATCAACGATAAAATTAAACGCAGCAACAGCCACATCGGCGACCACTTTAGACAGGGCAATAACAAAATCAAAAAAGGCTTTGAACGTCTCCCACAATGCCATGATGACCGCTTTCAGTTCAGGGTATTCGTCCAATATGCGCCCTATCATCGAATCGTTACCGTCGATAAAGTTCATGATATCGTCATACACAAAAGCGAATGCGGCAGCCAATAAAGCAATCACGGCAATAATGGCTAAGATAGGCCATGTCGCTGCAAGTGTTGCCGCTGCTGCCGAAAGCATTGAAGGGACATAAAAAACCGCAATAGCAGAACCCAGTGCAACAAAGAAACCAATAACGAGTTGCTTATTTTCCTTGCAAAAACCGACGAACTTATTTAGCCATTCTAGCCCCTTAGCTAAAATGGGGATCACCATTTCTAAAAAACTATTTTTAAGCAAGCCCGAGGACTGCTTGAAGCCCTGCATGGCCTTATTAAACTTAATGGACTGTTCAATACTCTCTTTGCTAATACCGGAGTATTCTTTTTGAATACCCATCATGCGCTCGAGTTCTTTGCGCCCTTTCATCATCAGTTCGACGGTTTTATCATCCGTCACGCCAAGCCCGGCAAGTGTTGCTTTGGCTTTATCGAACTTCATACCCTGCACTTTATCCGCAGTCTGAAGCACTTTTTCCATTGAGTTTTTAGCGAACCCAAAGGATTTTGCCATTGCCGTTAAATCTGCTTGAGCAGCTTCACGAGTGCCACCTAATTCTGTCATTGACCCTGCGAAGGCATCCACGTCAGCAGTTGTGACATTGATTTGTTTACTTAGCTTATCCATTGCCTCAATGTCCGCTGAACGTGAAATGGATTCACCAATCATTGAAGATAGCCCCATAAACACACCAACCGCCCCGAGTGCTTTAGTGGCAAAACCGGCGACGGTGCTGCCGGCTTCTTTATATTTATTTTGTGTTTCTGTTAATTCTCGCTGTAAATTGTTTTGCGCTTTTGCTTCTTCAATTGCAGCTTGAACCCCTTTCGTGCGCATGGTTTCAACAAATCGCGTGTAATCTGCGTTTAGTGCTTTAACAATGGCATCTACTGACGCCTTGGCTTTACTGTTTTTTGTTTCAGCTGCGGTGAGTGTATTCAGCTCAGCGTTAAGTCCTGTTAACTCATCTTGCAAGCTACCGTACTGCTCATTGAGTGAGTCAAGGACCCTCACATTATTTAAAAGCCCTTGGTCAATTGAATTTCTTTGGTCATCCAATGCGCCCATCGCTACTTCAACGTCACTAATCCGCTCACGAGTTGCTAAAAGTTTTTCTTCGGTATCATGAGTATTGATATCGAGATCAAACGTTTCTGCTCCCGTAATTTCTTGTAGGGATGTTGATAAGTCCTGCATAAATTTGCTAAAGCTATCCCCACTTGCCGATGCGGACTCTTGAGCGCGTTTCATGTCAGCAATAATGTCATCCGTAGAGCGTCGAACGCGGTCAAATGCCCCATCCGCTTGCCTTGTATCAAACTCAAAGACCTGCACAAAGGTATCCATTAATGACATTAGCGATCCTTTGAAGCCGCAAGGGCTTCGTTATAACGGTTAGTGATGGCAATTTCCCACAGGTCCATTGCTTCTTCTAAATCTATTGAGGTTTTGAGTTCGGTGAAGGTGGCGAGGCGTTCGCTGACGATGACGGCAAAGAACCCATCAGCGTTTTTATAATCGACGGGAGTGAACCGCTTACCTTGCTGAGCAGGAAGTGGAGGAAACCTTGGCTCCCGTCGTTGCCGAAAAAACTGGTGTTATATTTCAACATTTCCAACTCTAAGCGGATCAACGATTCGCCATCAGGCACATGGTTATCAATAAGTGTTTGTGTTTTAAGGGGGACTTCTTCACCATCGATAGTGACACACACATAGGCCATCATTTTTAACATGGCCTCTTTGCTGACCTCATAATCACCAATTTTGGGCGCGTTGGATAACGGATATTTGGCTAGGATTTCACGCCCGACTGTCGCAGGTAGGCGACTAATCACAAACAGCTTTTCAAGGCCATCAACGTCTTTGATAGCCACTTCTTTAGGTTTTATAAGCATGGTGAACACCGATAAAAAAGGCGGGGAGCCCCGCCATAAATTGAAATGAATTAACGAATGCGCGTACTATCAAAATCTTGAAACACAAAGGTATAGGCTTTAGATTTCAAACGTCCTGCAGAGGCGGCAGAGTTGCCTCGACTGCCATTGGTAATCTTGCCGTTACGCGCCGTAACCGTTGAACCATCACCGTAAGACGCTACAAAGGTAATGATATCCCCTGCGTGTCGACGCCCTTTTTTTGCGGTATTGGCTTCGAGCAAAATAGACAAGTTTTGATCTTCTTCACTACCGGCTAATACGTTGATGGTGACGGTTTGTGGTGTTGGTGTGGACCAACTCACCAAGTTACCGTTAATGTCCATCCCCGTTTGTGCAATGTCGACAGCCGGTAAATCCAACGGGTCAGCATCATCAGCAAAGGCGGTAATTAAAATCCCAGTGGGAAAGGTTTTGCTGGCTTGAATGGTAAAACTCAAGCCGGTTGCAGAGATATCATGCATGTTCTACTCCTAGACTAAATTATGAGAGCCTTCGACTTTGCGAACCCAATCGCCTTTGCCGTAAATCAGCACGTATTTCATGACATACTCAGGTAAGTCACTTTCACCGGTGTTTTCAACAATCTGCGCGTTATACCAATAGCCTTTATCCTGTACGTCATACCAAGCAAGGTCATCGCCAGACGCATCCGCAATAGCAAGCTTTTGCACGTCACTCAGCGTTTTACCGGCTAAAATCGTACCGTTATTAATCGCTTTGGTGACCGCACCGGCAATCACCATTAACGCGCGTGCCTCACCGTCCTTATTCGCTGGAACGCCCCGTGTGGCCAATAACACGTTAAACCATTGCTGAGCAATATAGGCTTTTAACCATTGCTCATTGGCATGCACACTCATATCCAGTGGATTAGACGAACCACCGCACAAGAAGCCCCGTTGATAGAAACGAATTTGAGAGCCTGCAATCGCGGTTTCACCGTAATAGTTCACGCGCAGCTTATCGAATCGGTCAGCCGCTTTGTCTGTGGTCACTTGCGCAGGGAACGTAACGCCTAATTGACGGAACATGTAGTTTGTCGTGGCATTCGTGCGGTCATAATCCGTCGCCGCCATAACGGCCATGGGTAAGGTTTGAATAAAATAGTTAGTATCCGTTTTGAGGTTTAACCCCACAGAAGCGGTTCCCATCAATGCTGCGCTAAAATCTTCAACCTGCTTTTCGCTCACGCTAATATGCAATTGGTATTTGACGTTTTCACCGGAAACATACTGCGCCAATGGCACGGCTTGCTCTAACGTCAATTCATCCAAGAATGTCGCACTACCAAATGAATCGGAAACCTGCTCTGCTACCATAAACGCTTCAAGTGGTGTTTGTGCGGGGTTACCTTCAGATGCCGTACCGGAAGACAGCCCCATGGCATTCGCCAGCACCGAATATTCAACACTAATGGATGCGCGCTCTTGCACACCGCCACTGAGTTCAAACGCGCTATCGAGTGAATTAAACGTCAAATAGCTACTAGAAAATTGCGGTTCTCTTTCTGCATTGAGCTTTGCTTGAATGGTGGACGCAATATCCGCATAGGACTTCGCTTCTGACAAATCAATGTCTTTGTAGCTTTTGGTCACCGTGCCGATCGTGACAGATAGCGTTCCATCCGCAATAATTTTTAAATCCGCTAATGCGGCGGCTTTTGTCCCAAATAGCGTAGGCGCTCGCCCGACGGGCTCATAAGACGCAATTTGTAATTCCTTCGGCTTACTCACCGGTGCAGGGCTGACATAGCTAAAATATTGTCGTGCAAAGTGGGCCTCGGGAGAATCAACACCCAGCAAATCATCTATTTGACCACTGGCAAACTCTAAAACTTTACCTGCGGGAATTTTGGGGTTAGTGGAAAATAAGCGGCCGGTTAATTTACGCATCGGAACAGCGGACGCGCCAATAACCGCCGATGCGATATCAACGTATCGAGTTTGTTTAATTGGCATAATAAAACCTTATATGCGGTGGATATCAGGATAGAGCGCGATTATGGCCGCTGTATCAGGGAAAAGAGAGCGTTTAAACGTCACATTAAAATCAAACGAGGGGTTTTGTTCGTAGTCACCATAGTCGTTCACAAAGTAAGGCTGGCGAACGGATGTTGCCCGCTGCACACCAATACCTTGCTTTCTCAGTGTGGTCACAAAAGGCAGTGAATTGACAACCATTCGAGCAATGGCGGTAATATCATTGGCGGTATATGGACCTAATTGGGTAATGAGTGCCTGAACTTGGTATGTTTTTTCCGATAATTGGTTTTCTTGGTGATTGGCATTGTTACCTTGGACATTGTAATGGCGACCTTGCCAACCATGCCCACTTTCATTGATGGAAAAGAACATCACCATATTATCTTCACGACCTTGCTTGGTGGATTGAAAACCGGCTTTCACGGGGATATCAATACCGACTTCGGTCAGCTGCCGTAATAACTGTTTGCGAATGGCAATATCAACGTCATTATCCGTCATAGGCCCCTACCTCGATGCAAATCACCGATTTCCAGCCGTCCTGCTCGTACCAATCCGCATCCCCCATCACATCGTATTTCTTGCCATTAAAAACAAGATAATCCGGTGAAGTACCGCGCTGAATACCTTTGATATCATGGGAAGTATAAAAGCGCCGATAAACCGTATTTGAATCAAAGCCCATTGATTGAGCATCTTGAGTATCGACCGCTTGCCAGCTCCCGCGAATATCAACCGGTTCATAATATTGGTTTTGGTCATGCCCTCGCTCATCGGGCGTTCGGCCTTTAAAACGAAACCACTGGGCTGTTTGCTGAGGAATATAGCGGGAAGCGATACGGTGTAAATTTCCAAACATTACTTATCCTCCACGGTAAAACTGACGGCCTGTAACATCTGCCCTGTGTCGACTAAGGGCTTATCGGTGGATTTCCCTTTGCTATGACGCCGCGCTCTGGCTTTTACCGTTGAATCGTCTAACGCAGGTGTGGTTACCGCTTTAATGGCCAGTTTCACATCCCCAGCCGCTTTTGCACCGACTTGGGTTAGCCCATCAGTAACGGAAATATTGCCCGCGGCCGCTGCTTTGGCCACACGGAAAATTAACTGGCCATACTCTGTTTTTTTATCGCTCATCGTCGGACGTAAAAAAGGGCGCGGAGGAATGCCACCTGCAGGATAACCTAACTCTTGAATGGCTGCGATATAGGCAATGGGCGTACCATCGGGATACTTCGAGTGTTCAAAGAAACCCACTTTCAGTTGTTTCTTGGCTAACTCATCATAGACTTTTTTCAACTGAGCTAATTTCGTCATTAACGTAACCGCCCCCCTCGTGTGAACCGGCCACCCACACCGCGAAATGCCGAACGTTCACCTGCACCACCAATGTATTGCGGCACACTACAGCGTTTTATCAGTGCTAAGAACTGTTGGCCATATGTGGTCATTTTGAACCAGTGTGACCAATCAGAACCCGCAGGGGGCGCAGAGAATGACACGCTGACTTTATCGATAGTCACACTAGTCACAACACCGGTTGGGGATTCATCATCCGCAATCCACTTTCGCAGTGATAGCATATGAGCAACAACCAACATCCACAGTTCGTTTGTGCAAACGCCGCGACAGGGCGAAAAATAGTTCAGGGCAGATTGAGCAATAATATAAATGTCATCATCACTCACACCATTAAATGATGGATAGAGCACACGAAATGACGTTAGGGGAAATGTGCTCGCATCCATCATTATTTACCCTTTTTGTTGGTTTTCGGGACTGCTTGTTTTTCTGCTTCCAAAGATTCCACGGTATCTGGCGCTGACTTATCGCTAGCCTCCATATTGGTGGCCACTTTTTCAGGATCTTCTTTGCGGTTTTCCACACTGATAAACCCGTTTTCTTTATGCAGTTGAAATACATGGTTATCTTTAAGCTGTGCGTATTGTTCGTCGCTGATTTCCGTGACACGCCCACGCGGGGTATACATATGCTTGGTCATGATATTGGCTTGACCCGCAATAAACACTTTGCCATCCGTGATCGAATAGTTTTGGTCATTCGATAGCGTGCAATAGATATAGAGAGACATGGCTTGCTCCAATAAAAAAGCCCTCAAATGAGGGCGTAAAAAAGGAAGTGGTCAGGTTAGATGCCTGTGAGACGGGTAATGGCCCAAGGTCGGGTAACAAAGACACCCGCGGTTGCGTTGGTCGCATCCTCTAAATACCCTTTGATTTGCGCTTGTGAGCCCAGTAATTGGTACTTAACGGGTACCACTTGTAGAATGGTTGCACTGGTTGCGGTTGAACCATCATCGATGGTATCCGCGAACATATACGCCACATCCGCACCACCATTCGCCCCGACAAATTCAGGTGAGAACACAAAACGCAGGTTTGGATAGTTCTCTTTCACCCATTGATACACCGTTTCACCACGCGCCACAGGATTAGCGACATTTAGCGTTGAACGGTAGCCTAACGGTAACGTCAATGTGATTGCGATATCATCTTTGATAATCCCACCTGAACTCATTTCAATGCGCGAGAACATATCAGTAATATCTTGGGTGATATCGGCAAACGTGCCGCCCTTCCATTTTTTCGATGCGGTTTCATAAGCCGGTAGATTCGGCTCATTCATCAAGCCAAACACGCGGGTTTCAGGGCTATTAAACCCATAGTAACCAATCCGCTCACGCCCTTGTTCTAAAGATTCAGTCGCTGAATTACGTTTTTCCGCAGCGGCTTCAAACCCAGCTGCAGATTGGCGCGCTTCCTCTAACTTACCGACTTGAAAACCTTGTTCAAAACGCACGATACCGCGGCGTTCTTGGTCTTGAATGTAAGACGCTAACGGCACGTTGGTATGGTCGCCGTAGAGCTCGGCTTTACCGGTTGGTGTCGCCACGTTCAGAATGATTTCCTCATCGTGCCATTCACCCGCATTCAACACACCGGTGATTTCATCCAACACACGAACACGGGTTGCGGTGCGAATGAGACCAGGAAGAACGTGTTGCAACATTTCACGCTGAATCAACCCACCTTGCATGGCTGCGCCCGTGATAGCCGAGTCCATCGACGCCAAGCCACCAAAACCAATTTGCTCAAGTTCGCGATACGTCCACTGTTGGTTAGGTTGGATATTAAGCTGGCCATGCTTGCGAATATCGCGGCCAGACATATAAAACTTTTGCTTGCTAACTGGCATTATTCACCTTCCTTTACTGCCGCTGGATATGGGATTTCGGTTAAGCGAATAACGCTCAAATGGGCTGATTCACTGGATTCAACGTGACGACTAACAAAACCAATCACTCGGTCACCAGCAGCAGGAACAAGCTTGGAGGAAAGTGAGCCGTCCGTTTCATCAAAGACAACTGGTGCATTGATTTTACCTACCCCTTCTTCGAGTTCGACGTATACTTCGCCCATTGCCAAAAACTCGCCTTGGGTGCCATTGCGCGCATGGTTCACTTCAATACGATACGCTTTCAGGTTAATCATGATCCCCGCAAATGCCCCCTTACCACCCACTTGGACAGACTCCACAGAATCATCTTTGTAGGTATAGGCTCGACCGAAGATATTTTGTTTTTCATCCGCTGAGCTGAGAATGGCGGCAACGGCACGAATAGGCCCTGCATGACTGATTTCACCCACTACGCCAGACGTTAAGCCATGCGCCACTGATTTAGGAATTGCCATTATTTCGCACTCCACTTGTCTAAAATTGATTGATTATTTACCACGGAATCCATCGTCACTGTGGCTTTCTGTGAATCTGGCACACGCCCTTGCATCCACGCATCTAGCGCAATGGTTTCATTGCCCTTACCACACTGGATACCCAGCTTATCAACGCCATACTCCGCCACTTGCTGCTTGGTCATGGTTGCATGGTCAAACACGCCAAGGAACGGGGTCAACTTATGAGCTAACGAATCACGCTCGCCGATTTGTTTTAGCAGTGCGCCTGTGTCCATGGTGGGCTTTGATGCTTCCAAACGCTTAATTTTGCGCTTTAAAGATGCAATCTCATCCATTGTGCCGATGCCGTTCTTTAGGCGTTTGAGACGGCGATTTAAGCTGTCCGTGGTGGCTTGGCCGAGATGCTCCTTGGCTTCTTGGATGGCTTCGACTGCTGTCTCAATTGCCACCTCGGCAGCTTCTACGGCTTCAGGTGTACCGGTTGTGGCTTCTTCCGCTGCAACTTCGGCAGCTGACACGGCTTCTTCCGCTTTTTGCTCTTCTTCGGGATTAGCATCAATGGATTTCTTTTCTTCTTCCGGGTTTTCATCAGTTGAAGGCTTAGTTTGTGCAATCACCTCTGCGATAATGCTTTTCAGCGCAGTGACTTGCTCCGCTGTAAACGCACCTTCATCAGCGGTTTGCTTCTCTTTGTTTTCTTCTTCGTTCATGCGAATAAGTTCCTTTGTGTCGATAGTGATAACGAGGTGATCTTGCACAGCGACGTCAGGGCCGGTTCGCCCTTCATCCACTAATGCGAGGTGATTGCCACGTAAGTGACGCTGAATGGCGTCATAGTGCTGGCCTTCATAAATGCCAGAGGTGAATTCATATTTACTGCGATAACCAGGGGAGAGGTCGATTTTGCCACTGTCGATATTGCTAAGCGCCACATCTGAAAAGATTTTGATATTGGCTCTAAGATACGGCGGGTCAAAATAGACATTCTCACCAATCACCCCTTGAATGCCTTTTTTCTCTGCTGGGGTCGCGTGCTTGCCTAACATTTCATGTTCAATGATGAATGGGGTGAGTTTGAAAGAGTTGATGGTCTCTTCACTGGCCAGTTCTTCCGGTGGGCGCAATACGCGATAGATTTTGTCAGGTATCGGCGCACCAATTTCCGCCCCCAAATAATCAAAAACCCCAACTTTAGAGATGGGGTTGTCTGTTACTTCGAGCCAGCCGTTGTTGTCATAGGTTCGTTTTGTCATGTCTCCTCGCCACTTTCTTCCCAACTAAAATCGATTACGGGCGTCCAAAAGCATTTGCAGTTAGGTAATTGACCAGGCAATCCACGCTCGCCTGTTTTTGGGTCAATAATTGGCGGATTGTCTAAATCAAACACTTCACCATCCAGCTGTAAATGCCACTCTCTCGGCTCTGCACTTCCCCCTGAGTGGTGCCAGACTGCTTTACGAATACCCGCTGATTTCATGCGTTCATAGTTTGCCGCAGTCGTGATTTTTCGCGTTTGGTCAACGGCGATAAAATTCGCTCGGCTTTCTGTGACGCTGCCAGTGTGCCTGATTTCATCTAATAAGGTTTTCGCACCCTCGCCCCCTTGTGAGATAGAACGCAGAGCGGCACTTTCGATACGTTGATGAAATTGGCTAGGAATAGATTTAATCAAGGAAATATTTTCAGCCGTGGCGGCTATCATTCGGTCTTTTAACGCGTCTGGCATCGTAGGGGTTTTGATTGTGATACCGCCAGAGAGCTGTTTAAGGGAATCATCTAAATTACGTTGCGCGCCGATATCGACTTGGGAAACAAACTTATCGGCCATGGCGCTAGACTGTGTACTAAAGATTTTATCCCACTTGCGTTTTAACCGGTTGAGCCAAATCCGTGTTTGACTCGCAATGCTGGCATCCATCGTGGCGCCGTCAAAATCATCATTCAATTCACTAAATACGTTTTCATAGTCTTTAATCATCGAACTAATCAACCGTGACATGTCACGTTGATAACGGCTAGATGGCGCTGCTGAATACTGCAGGGGTTTGCCCTTCAATACCGCTTGGCGGGAGGTTGCCCATCTCGCCTTTTTCGTTCGGACTCGTATTCGTCTCGACATAGTCACTCTCGTTCACATCAATGCCGTAATAGCTCGACTCTTTATCTGCTGCCAGTTTTTTACGGATATCCAACCCATCAATTGCGCCCGTAGCCGCTAGAGCCGCATCCGTCTGAGCTGATTTCAACTCAATATCTGCACTCTCTGCCGCCGTTGGGCTATCGAGTGGCGCCCACGTGACCGATATTTCAGTCAGTGGTAGTTCTTCGCTACGCATCAACATATCGTAATGGCGCTGCAAAAGTTCTTCTAAGTCGTTCGATTGCACACTTTCTAGCTCTTCACGGTAGTTCGACTCTTCATATTCACCCGTGGCATTAAATCCCTTTGGCGTGGTACCCAGTAATTTTGTAGCAGGTACATTTGCCGCCGCGGCTACCAGCTGGTATTGCGTCATAATGGTGGCATCTAAATCCGCTAACGAGGTGTCGAACTGCTGTGCAACGTCCTCTTTCCCCATTACCTGCACGCCATAGTTATCGCGCATCTCCATAAAATAAAGCATGTTTTCCTGAATGGTGTTCTTATCTGCACCTTCAGGGTCAGCCATACCGATGGTTAATAACCGTTTGGTCATCGCCAGTTGTGGCGCTTCATTGGCTGTCCGTTCTGAAGCATAGACACGCTCATAAATACGCTCTGGCACTGATACGCCGAAATAGTTATACAACGGCTTTAGCACGTTAGGCACGGGGAACGGGACAAACTTAATAAAGTGCGATTTGTGGTATTTGCGACCCGCAATCACATAATAGGTTGGGTCGTAAAAATCCATGCTGGCAGGGTCTTGGATATTGGAGTCGGTTAAATCAGGCGTTACCCATTGTGGGTCAATTTGCTTGATACCCTTGTACATTCCTTTGGTCACACCATCGAGATTAAACGGGTTTTCATACCACTCTTTCGGGTTTGAGGTTTCCACCACAAACAACGCTAATCGACCACCATACACACGCCCGAAGTGAATAAGCTCCTTCAAGTGATGTTGTATACGGTACTTTTTATCCCGTTTACGTAGCTTCTTGCTGATAGCGCTGTCATCGTCATTATCGCAATCAATATCATACCCTTGGCGAATGGCATCACGGGCTGGCATATTACAGGCCTTATCCACCAGCCAATGTTTCGCAATGATGGCGCACATATTGTTGCCAATAAACATTTGCGAGGCATACCACGCCGCTTGCGATTCAGGCACGCCATAAACTTGATCTCCTTTAAATGAAGGAACGGAAGTATCGATACTGTCCATCCCCACACCGTTAATCATAGGCTGCGGTAATGCTAACCCGTTAAATCCATTCTCTTTCGCTAATGCAGGGTACAAATCTGTGGTAAATGCTGACCACTTGGGCGGTGCAATCTGCTCTGCAATTTTTCGCCTTTTAAACGGCCACATAGAATTACCTCTTGGTTGTGAAGAAACCGCCTTTTTTCTTCTGGTATAAATCACGTAGCGCCTGCGTCATCGCATCCACCGTATCGTCATGGCCAGCGAATGGGAAGGTGGTAATTTCCTCCACGGTTTCCACTATCCACGGTGCAATATCTTTGTGTGGTAACCACACGTTGCCAGCCTCCCATTCAGCGGTACAGGCGTGAGCACGGGCGATTTTGCTGCCATCGGGCTCAACGGGGATTAGCCCTGATACCGATGATTTAAGAGAGTCGATAACTGCAGGGCCATTGGCTTTGTCTTCCACCAGCTTACGGCGCCCTTCAGGGAATTTTTCCGCGAGCAGCTTCACGGCATCCTTAGTTTGAGTAAAGCTCATGCGTTTTCGGATTTGATAAAGCAGATACGCATTGGCATCTTTCTTGCCCCATACCTGCCCAACCACATAGTCGGTACCGTCACTGTCTTTAAAGGTCATATCCCAACTATGAATAACCTTGTCGAATTTATCAGGTAGGTCTTTAGGTAAGTAATAGCGAACAAACTCTTCATGGAATATTTGACCGTCGCCCGGCTTCGGTGACTGTTGATACATGGCAGACCAAAAATAATCACCCAGTATTGCTTTGGTTTCCAACAGCTTATCAATGGGATGAAGTTCAGGTACCAACGCTTCTCCTTGCTCATTAATAGCAGGGAATGCGAGTACCTTGGTTTCAGGGGCTTTTTCTTTTAATTGACCAGATAAATCATCGCTCGCCCACCGCGTGGCCATGATAATTTCACCGCTGTTTTTTGATAAGCGGGTCTTAAAGGTCGAAACGTACCAGTTCCAAATCGATTTTTTAACCGTCGGGCTAAGTGCTTCTTTCGAGTTCTTTATCGGATCATCAATAATACCGAGGTCAACTTTCTTACCTGTTAGTGGGCCACCCACACCCGCACACACATAGCTGCCTTTGTGATTGGCAATGCCGAATTCGTCAGAATTACGTTTAACAGCGATGCCATTCTCAGGCTTGTTGCCTAACCAACTCTTAGGAAATAACGCACGATATTCAGCCGACATCATAATTCGCTGAACATCGGTGTTCATATCACCGGCTAAATCAGACGAATACGACAGCGCCCCAACACGCATGTTCGGGTATTTTCCAAAGAAATAAGCGGGAAGATAACGGGAAACAATATCAGACTTACCATGCTGCGGGGGGGCACCCAATATTAATTTAGGGCGCTTTCCGTCCATCATATCAACCAAGAACTGGTCGAGCGCATCACACACCGTTTGAGAGAAATGGCTCGTGATGTATTCAGGATTTATATACTGAATAAATTCATGCAAACTACGGCGCGCTATCTCCCTTTCGATCTCTTCATCAAATAAGCTGAAATCGATGTTCATGGTTGTACCTTGATTCATTTATGTGATAAACCACTGTCGAACTGTTGTAAAATTAATAAAAAATTATAAATTTACTATTTATGGGATCTATTCAGAAGATAGTTTCGCATATAAGACCTCTATCACCTTACGCAAAATAATGGTTACTGGTTTTAATAACACTATTTGTACTTGTTGGTAATTTTTATTTCCATGAAACATATTACACCTAACTGAGTATATCAAATCTAGTATCCCTTCAACTCTTGTAACTACATCGTCAGACTGAATATTACTGACTAACTCCATATCTTTTTCTGGTTGTCTCGTTCCATCGAAAAGCTTTAGCTTAATGTTAAATCTTTCATCTTCAATTAAACTTACTAGTACATTTATTGAATTAGAACAATCTCTATCATTATTAAGTTCTTCACTCAGAAACTCATGACCAATATATTTAGGCGCATAACTTGTGGCACCTTTTCTATCAGGGAAATTCCCAGTTTGACTTACGTTTATCTCACCTTCTCTATTAAGAATAAATGTGGCTTCTGCGTATAATTTGTTATATAGCACAAATAGTGAAAATGATTTATTAAAGTAGCTACTTATAGTCTCATCTTTATAAGCATCTGACTTTTCAAGCCAATGCCTATAGAACTCACCAACATGTGGATGTAATGCCATTATATACCGTCCATAAATAATTTATTTAAGCCTAAGAATATAACGTAATAACAATATAACTTCTTATTTTTTTCTTAGTTGCATAAGTTGTTCAAAACTCAAATTACTAAGATCAATCCCAGTCGATTGAATAGGCCCACCATCAGCACCAGTTATCTCAGTCTTGTTCTTAACCATTCCTAAATGCTGTGCAACCATCTTAAGGGCATCATCTTGATTACGAGTGATCACCTCAACACCAAACTTACCCCCTTTCACGCCTGCAAATAAACGACGAGCTGAGCCGGTTAAGTCTCGCGTATCGTGAAAATGCGCACGCCCAATACCCGCGCCATTACATCGAGGGCAATCGGGATTAGGGTCTAATGTGTCATCGTAACCGTAGCCACCCACATCTTGCGGAGGTGGTTTATTTGCTGCCATGGCTTTTTTCACAGCATCGTCATATTCGACTGCATCACGCCACTGATAGTTAAATCCAAACCCCCAACAATGACGGCAGCACAAACGGCGATATTCAGTTAGTTCATTAACGTCTGCGGTCGCAATATCCCACCACATTTTTAATACGGCATCTTGGGTGATTTGAGTTCTGCGTTCTCTATCCGCTAATGCGTCTGTAATTGCGCGATTGACCTTAGCATTTCTGTACATCCGACTGGCGCCAACATATGCAGTATTACCTTCGCCATTTCCGCCGGCTCTTTTATAAGCTGCCGTCCTATTTAAATCGACAAGATACTCATTGACGAATCTGAACTGCATATCGTTAAGCCCGTAGTTGCGTAGGTTAAACGTGTTTTCATCATCGTGCGCATTATCTTGTTCACTACTCTGCACAGTTGGTATTGCACTATTATATATAGGCTCTTTTGCGCATTCTTTATCGTGCGCAGTGCGCAATTTCTTTTGCGCAGATTGCGCAGCTGGCCTTTTAATATATCGTCGCGCAGTTGCGTAATTGAGTCCCTGGTCTTCACACCACTCTTTAGGGGATATTCCTGATATAGCATGTTCGGCGAGGAACTGTTGCTGTAGCGTCCCCCAATCCGGTTTAGCCATCGTGTTTATCTCCTTAACCTATTAAAAAACCCACTCGAAAGTAAGCTTTGTAATGAGTTATATTGAAAACTGGAAAATCAATTAAGTAGAAGGAAGGAATAATGGATACAACTACCAATCTATATAAAAAAGTGAAGGTTGTGAGTAAACGAACAAGTGCTTTTATTGCAACTCTTGCCTGTTATGCCGTCGCTAATGGTTTAGTGTGGTTTCTTGGGATACGAGTTTCATGTAAATATCCAGACTTTACAAATATAGCTGAACAGGCTTGTGCTTTTTTTATTGCCATATTGTATATAGCGTTTATGTTAGATTTTTGCACTAATTATATATCATTGAAATATTTAAAATTAGAAAAGAAAAATATAATCCCAATTATCTTATATATTCTAACTATTGCCGCTATGATTCTTGCGTCATGGGCATATATTGCATCTATATACCAACCACTATTTTCCTTTTCAAAAGAAATTTACCAGTGCACTCGATAGCATTAATGCTAAAGACATTGTTTTTTGATGTAATCCTGCAACCCCTTAATCATTTGCTCTGACTCTGCAATTCGCTCTCTGAGTAACCAATAATTTCCGATAGCGGAGTAAGTAGGTCGGGCGGTGATTGCATCATCCAAGCCGGAGGTGGCAATACTTTCGGCTTTTTTACAACTGGCTTTGATATACACCCGCTCAGGATTGCGCTCAGCAGCAATACGTAGCTTATCAATTTCAATTTTTGCATTAGCGAGTTCCTGAGTATGTTTTGTATCGAGTTGATGAAGGGATTGGACGCGTTCTTGGTAATCTTCATTAATTTTGACTTGCTCTGTCAGCTCAACGAGTAGTTTGGCATTCTTGGTATTTAGTTCACCTATTCTTTCGTGTTGCTTCCACATTCCCCATATGGCCACCCACGCAGCGATAAATAACAATGCTTTGACTTTATTCATGGCGGTTACCATAGAGAAGATTAAAAATTAACTTGCCGACCTTTGTAGTGATCGATAGCTTTCTGGCAGCGCTTTTCTAAACTGGCTTTATCAATACCGCATGTGTTATCTGTCATACGGTAAGCACCGAAAGCAATTATTGATATCGAAAGCAGCATAAAGAAAATTACAGCTACTATAGGTTTCCATGACATATGGCCGCCTCCGCCTCTCGGCGATTAACTAGCCCACGCCATACCTTACCACCAGCGTAAACCCATTTTTTTAGTTCTTCACAAGCTCCGTATTGGTCGCCTGCATTAAGCTTTTTAAGCATTGTCGACTTAGCGAACGAGCCGGTACCAACGTTAAAAGCGAATGAATAAAGTGCGGCTTTTGTGTGTTCGTTAACAGGAACTTTAACCAGGCGATCGACCTGCAGTTTAGTTCTCATAAAATCCAACTCTAACAGTTCGTTGCATTCTTCTTTTGAATAAATTTTATCAGGGACAATGTCTTTTCCCGTATGCCCATAGCAGACCGTCAATACCCCACCCACATCTTCATACGGCTCATATCTAACACCTTCAAAATGTGCAATCACAGTTAAAGCAATAGCCGAAGCCCCTGCACCAACAAGCACAGTTAATTTTTGTTTGAGTGACATTAGATATCCTTAGGCGCTTTCGCCATAAGTTCGGCGGCTTTTCGTGCAGTAGCTGACGGATTTAGAGGGTCAGTTTTGTTAACAAGTTCTTCAAATAAACGTGTTCGCTTTCGTTGCTCTCGTCGATTCATAAAGAAAGTCGCTAGACCAAGAATGATGCTAAACGCCATCCCTATAATAAAGCCCCATTCATAAAGTGATAGGCTTGCGAAAAATGCTGTAAGCCCAGCACTACCGTAGGCTGCGTTGCTATATTTATCCATACGCATGATTTCACCCCCTACGGAGTGCCTGAGATTGAGTTAAAGGATAACTAACCCACTTTCTTAAATTAAAGTGAGCTGAAAATATTTTCGTGTGTCTATATGAAATGTTAAGCAAACCAAATTCATGGATAAGCTTGAACAAGCGATTAGATAGAATAGTAAAAAATAGGTCTATTCTACAAAAACTGTTGAATTTAAATTTCTTTATGCTATTCTACAAAAAATGTAGAACGACGATAATAAAAATAAATCCCGCAACTTGAGTCTCCGTACTGGAGGGAGTTATGACGATAGCACCGAATGTTACACCGTTAGGTAAGCTGCTGAGAGGTATGCGCCAAACTGCGAATGAATTATTAAAAGATATGGCTGAAAAACTTGGAATCAGTGTTGCTCAGCTTTCTGCTATAGAACTTGGCAAAAGAAATATGTCTGCTGAATTAGCTGATAAATTACTAGCTTCGTATAATTTATCTATAGACAAAAATCAACTTTCCATTCTCATCGATACATCTCAACAGGTATATAAAGAGAATTTTGGGGAGGCTACTGAAAAACAAAGAGATGCCTTTGTAATGTTCGCAAGAAAATATAAAGAAATGTCTGATTCTGAACTAGACAATTTAATCAGCAAGTTAAATGAATAAGGATATACGCTAATGAGTAGAACTCGTTTTTTAGCTAATAAAGTATCACCTCTTTCACAAGACAGTATTTGGGCAGTAGCGTCCTCAGTAAGAAAAGATGCAAATGCAGCACTAGACACTAATGACCCATACATGGATGTATTGTCTGCTTTAGAATATTTGCATAATAAGGAAGCTATTCTGATGCATATTGTTGAATTCAATGAAATGCCATCAGAATACGCTATTGCGCTACCTAAAAGTCGAGAAATCATAATTAGGGAAGATACTTATGAAAATGCTATTAATGGAGTCCCTAGAGATCGATTTACTTTAGCTCATGAACTTGGCCACATTGTACTTCATGAAAATGCACCTCAACAGTATGCATCTGCTCAATCAGTGATTTCTAATCATCATTATACTGAAGATGCTGAATGGCAAGCTAATGAGTTTGCGGCTTCTTTTTTAATAGATCTGGAAAATAAACCAGTACTGAAAACACCACTACTAATTAGCGAGACCTTTGGAGTTAGTCCTGAAGTATCAGGTATTGTATGGAGAAAATTACGAAGTTTAGGATTAGTGTAGAAAGAAATATTAAACTTCTTTCTACACTTAAGACAGGAAGTATATTGCCCTTCTTGTCGCCCCTTTCGAGGAAAAACATATTCTTTGGCGAGATAATGTTAATCCTTGATCGGGTAATTGTAAAGGCAAACTTTACCCCAAGAGGTATAACATGGAATTATCAACCGATAAATTTGGCAATCCCGTTGTCATTATTTACACGCCTTTTATTACTAGAGGCAAGAAACGCTGCTACAAAAAAGATGGTGGTACCTATCGTTTAGAGATCCCCTTGAGCAAGTATAAACCACGATAAGTACGGATTAATCAAGGGGCTAAGCCCCTTTTTTGGTTTACCCGTGCTCTTAAAATTTTATACTTCACTTATTATGACAACCCACATTATTTATTTCTGACTCTGTCTGCTCAAACCTCTTAACTTCCAACTCAACACCGATAACTCGACGATTAAGTTTTAATGCCGCTTTTACTGTTGCACCAGAGCCCATGAAGAAATCAGCAACAACATCACCCTCGCGGCTACTACTATTAATAATGTGTTCCATCATCACCGAGGGTTTTTCGCAAGGATGCTTGCCCGGGTAATATTGCACAGGTGGATAGGTCCAAACATCGGTATAAGAAACGTCTACAGTAACCGAGAAAGGACGACGTAACAGTTGATATTGCTCAGCAAGCTCTCTATATTCGCGGTTAAGTGTTACTTGAGTCTCTGCTAAATCTGAATGACTTCGGTTTAACGGGTTTTCGCTGTGCTTTTCACTTGCTACACGGCGAAATAATTCTTGTAGCTTTTGGTAATCAGACTCATTAGGTAATTGCCATTGGCTGTAACTGAACCAATGAGACGCCATTTGCTTACCGGTTGCTTGCTTGATTTCTTTTGCTGTTATTCCAAGCGATTCACGTGACTGTTTGAAATACTCAATCAACGGCTTAAGCACATTTTCTTTTAGCTGCTTACATTGCTGTAAATAGTCACTACTTTTGCCCTTGTAAGGGCTTTGATAATGTTCAGCGAATAAAATTCTTTCAGTGCTTGGAAAGAAACTACGTAAATCAGCTTTACATGCTCTACGCCATGGCCCTGATGGTTTTGCCCATATGATATGATTCAGGACGTTAAAGCGTTCTCTCAATAACAACTCAGTATCTGCAGCAAGCTTTGAACCACAAAACATGTAAAGACTACCGTTTGGCTTTAATACACGCCAAAACTCCGCCAGCATTTCATCAAGCCAAGATAGATAAGCCGTGACATTTTCCCACTGATTGTCCCAACTACATGCTTTTACTTGAAAGTATGGCGGGTCAGTTGCGATTAAATCAATACAGTTATCTGGAAGTGTTTTTATGTAGCTGAGTGAGTCATCATTGATTAAATTGACACTGTTTAAATTCACAGTATTTTTCATAGATCAGGGAAACCTTTTTTGATAAGCTTCACCATGCTTTGTGCACATAAGCGGTGGGCTTTAGTTTGTCCGTGATCCGTTCAGAACGGGCAAATGGCTGGAAAGGTGCTACCAACACCCGCCAGCCGCCCATTTTCACAGCGCTAGATATTTTGAAATGTATTTTCTTCGATGTTTTCTTTGATAAACCCCGCCATTGCTAGTTGCGTTAATATCAACTGGCAGCGTGATTTTGCTAATTCAGTGTAACCTGAAATTTCTTCTATTGTTGCCCACCAGGAGTGTGGAACAACTTCTAAAACAATTTGTGCCTCTTCTGTCATATCAATCTGTTTTAACATGATATTTCTATACCTTTGGTCGTTTATTGGTCGTGAATACACATGTAACTCTGAACAAAGGTGACAGCAAGCTTTACTTGCTTTTAAAAGCAAAAAACCCAGCGCATTGGCTGGGTTAGTTGGTGAAGTTACTAAAATGGCAACTTACCTTTAAATAGTGGATCATTGGCTCAAAGAAGTCAACACATTCTTACTATTATTTTTCTTTTTCCACTCATTATCGCGTATTTTAAATGCATTATAGAGATGTGGATAAATTAAATACTCTGCAGAACGGATGATTTCTTTTACCTCACGGCGGCATGTGGCCATCGAGGGCTTTCGATGTTCAAGCGTGCGATTTCTGCGAACCATCTGGCGTGGCTGTGCAATACCATAGTAATAACGAGCAATGGCACGATCTGAGCTCACAAAGGCATAGCGTAATAACAATAACGTGAATGCGACTCGGTCTATATGATAAATTTTATCAACCACCTTGGTGATTAACATTCCGTCGTCGTCATTACACATTTCCCTTTCTGGATAATCACGTTTTTCTACAGTAGCCATAAATTCAGCGATGATACTGCTTTGGCGTTTCTCTAATCTACCACTGTAAACCCAAGCGCCGAATTTGGATAGCCAACCTTGCAACCAAGCTTCTTGCTCAGCATCAAGTACAAGCCCATCAGAAACACTTTTTATACTCGACATGCTCGCAGCTCCATAACTTCTCTTTTGGTTTGCTCGAGTAGTTCGGTCTCGGTACCGTGAATTTCTTGCCATGTTTTAGGGGCCGCATGAAAACCAGTATCGTAACTAGGTCTGTGATGAGGTGGGCATAACGGTAAAACATCTTTATGGCTAGCTCGTTGAGCTATACCCTGCCCTGTTCGTGTATGATGAATTTCCGCGGGACTTGCTCCATATCCCATGTTTCGACAGCAAATACAGCCAAGTGCGGCTACATCTGATAGCCACTGTTTATCTTCTTTGGTCTTTGATTTTTTGGTCATTGGTCTTGCCTCTAGGTAAAATCTAATAACTGAGCCGCCGCATTTTCAGCTGCTTCTTGGGTGGGAAATTTACGGAATAGAATGAAGTTCCAAAGCACATCTAGGGTTGATTTATAAAGTTCGCCAAAGGCTAGGTCATCCATTTTGGCAAAGCTAATTGATTTAGCGACGCGGCGTAAGCTACCGTCTGGCATTTCAAATATTTCATAATGGCCAGATTGTTCAACGACCCAATAGCGAAAAGCATCAAAGGATTTGGTTGCTGATATATTGTGAGCGCGTTTCTGTGCTATCTCATTGAGGTAAACATCTGCAGCAGATTGGAGGGCCTCATCGTTATCAGTGTAGTAAGCAAGGAATTTAACGAAACCACGTACTAGCTCTTTTTCTTCAGACGAAATGGTACCACCGGTTGGTTCCCAGTATTCATAGCCTAGATTAAGTAATGCGAAGTATTTACGGTGGAAACGCGGGTTGCGAGCTTTCTTGAAATCAGCCGAAAGCACATCACCACACTTGATTTTGGAATGCAAAAAATCCCTTGCCGCTGGATTAGCCGGTACAAGAGTGTCGTTAGACATTTTGATAAAGCTATGCTGTGCCATACGTTTCTCTCAGTAGACACAGCAAGTGTTAAGATTGGGTGTTCAAGCCAATGATCGAAGTGTAGCACGTATAATACTAAATTGAATATTAATTTCGTGAATCAGTTAACATTTCAACTCTAGTTATTTTTTATATAACACATTAATATATTTAGATTATTCATATAATGGTGAAAAAATGATTAACTATATTACATATGATTCAAAAAAAATTCCTATAGCCAAAAAAGTAAGGAACAGTAATAATATTTACTCAATAATAATAGGAAAAAATGGAACAGGAAAAAGCAGACTATTACAACTCATGTGCGAGCGATTATTAATCAAAAATAGTGATGGAATAAATTTTAGCCACAAACCATCTCGTATTATTGCTATATCGACGACCCCTTTTGATAAGTTCCCTCATAAATCAGCTATAGAAAAAGGTTATTACTATCAAGGAATTAAAGGCATTGACACTCAAGATTTAAGTAAAGGGTATATATCTAAATTCATTGGAAATTTCTTATTAGGCGTAATAAATAAAAAAACAAACAACCTATCTCAAGCTCTCGATTACTTAGGATATGATGATGAGATTAATATTGTTTTTAAATATATAGGCGGTTCTAAAATTCAAAAAATGATGAGTGAGGAAGTTGACGACTCCGCACTGGATACACTATTTGGCGACATGTATTTAGACCACGTGTTGAATAGTGAATCAGACCCTTCCACATTTTACTCTTATGTTGAACGCCTTTCTCTGGCAAAGGTTTCACCTACTTCAAAGATGAATTATAAAAATCTCATTATTTCAAACCGTCTGAAAAACTATTTAAATAGCCGACTTCAGAAAGGTGAAAAACAGATAAACTCATCTTTTATTACTAACGAAAAAAAACTAAACCAACTAGTTAAATCAATTGAAAATTCCCCATGGATTCATAAAACTAGAACGCTAAAACTAAACATAAAAGGTAAAAACATCGCATTTAATAAAAAATTTGACCTATCAACGGATTTTATTAACCTTATTGATGTAGGATTATTCAAGGTTGATAGGGTTACTTTTAGAAAAAAAAATACCAAAGAGACATTTGAAGTTGAAAATGCAAGTTCTGGTGAGCAAAGCGTTATAATAAACATTTTAGGAATTAGTTCAATTATTAAAGACAATTCTTTAGTACTCATTGATGAGCCAGAGGTTTGTTTACACCCAGAATGGCAAGAGAAATATATAACACTATTAATTGACATCTTCAAGAGTCAAAAAAAATGTCACTTTATCATAGCAACTCATTCACCTCAAATTATCGCCAATTTAAAAGAAAGCAATTGTTTTATAACTTCAATTGAAGATAATATCTGTAATGACGCTAAAGATTACATAAAAAAATCATCTGATTACCAATTAGCAACTCTTTTTAATACCCCTGGATTTAAAAATGAGTACTTATCAAGAATTTCATTAAATCTACTATCAAAAATCATGGCTAATAAATCGATTGATAATGAAGATAAAGATACAATGAATGTGCTGTTAGCTATAAAAAATAAATTAGCTGACGACGATCCAATATTATCGTTAATTGTTTCACTAGAAGAGATGGTTGATTACTATGGCTGATATTAATACTCCTGTTAAGTACACTAAATCAGCACAAAACACAATTTCAATTAAAACAAATGACCCATCGTTTCTGCATAGCCACTGGGATAAAGATGAAATTGAAATAATAAGAAAAGAAATACGTGATCACTATCGAAAAATCCAAAATGGTATATGTGTTTATTGTAAGAGTTCAGTTTCTTTAAGTTCAGCGCTAAACTGTCATGTTGAACATATTGCACCTAAGTCTTTATACAAAAAATTTATTTTTGAGCCTAAAAACCTTTGTGTTGTCTGTGCTGATTGCAACACTATCAAACGAGAGCAAGAGGTACATGAAACATGTGAAAATACTTTGAAAAAAGTAGCAACGGTGTACCCACGTAGTTCCGGAGCTTTTAAAGTATATCACCCTCATTTTGATAACTGGGATGAGCACATTATTTGCTTTAATGGTATATATGCAGACCTAACAGACAAGGGAGCTAATACTATCAGAATATGCAGACTTAATCGAAGATTAAGAATGTTTGGTGTCGATGAAAGATTTATTGCACACCCTGATGTTTTACATGTAGCAAATACATTGCTCCAGCACGGCAAAATTGATGAAGTAAAAAAACTCATGAATCTTTAAAATCTTTATTGCATTCATCTGCAATTTTCATAATAATGAAAACCAAAATTGAAATATAGGTTTTCATTATTATATTTAATCTAGATACTTATTTTCTTGGTCATAATTATTAATACTCAAAACGCCTGTGTCCCTTTCTGTGAATACCCCCTCCCTTTCTCCTGCCCCATAAACGCCAGTCTCTCAGCCTCGCCTTGGCTAATATTCTTGATATACGAATTCACCAATTGAGCATGTGCTGTACCCGTATTACCATCGCGATTTAATCGTAAAATTATCTCCATCAACGATTTATCTGCATTGTTGTTATAAACCGCATCACGGTATAAACCTATCCAAACATCACAATCTTGCTCAATTTGTCCTGTATCTCGGCTATCTGCAGGTGTTGGTCGTTTATCTGCTCGTTCTTCCAGTTTTCGGTTAAGCTGGGTAAGTAACAAGACCACACAATCCATTTCCTTAGCTAAGTTTTTTAAACCCGTTGTAATGTCACCGTAGGCAATATCGCGGCGTTCTGCTGGGGCGGCTTTGATTAATGTCAGGTAATCCACAGCAATGAGCCCAATTTTCCCTTTAACCCTTTTTACCTTTCGACACTCAGCAATAATATGGTGCAAATCAACACCAGGAGTGCTATCGATATACATATTGGATTCTGCAATTTCTTCAGCTCTTGCTAATGCACGCGCCATTTCCATATCATCATGTGCGCCGGTATAGAATATATCTGCTGAAACACCGCCTTCTTGAGCTATCATGCGCTCAATGATCCCTCGGTCAGTCATTTCAAGGCTGAATAACAGCGTGGGTAACCGGTGATTTAAAGCGAAATGAGTCGCTACACGGTTGTAGAACGCGGTTTTTCCCATTTTAGGTCTAGCACCCACAACAATTAGAGATCCTCTTAGCGCTTGTTTGGGAGCCATTAAATCATCAAGTGATTCGATACCTAACGTAAAACCAGCTGCATTCGTCGGATCATCAAAACGCCTTTCAACTTCCTCAACCCAGTCTCCTACAACATCACGAGCAGGTCTAAGGCCTTTACTCTTACCTGTTTTAGCGTGTTCAATAATACTTGAAACCACTTGCTGGACGTTGGCCAGTTTATTATTGACTTCAAGACCATCATTGGCCATCAACATTTCAACGCAGGTATTGAGATTATTAATTGCATAACGCTGTATAGCTTTGTCACGAATGATCCGTGCATAATTCACTATGTTTGCTGCCGTGGGTAACATACAAAGTTCAGCAACATAGGCAAAACCACCAACGTTGTCTAAATCACCATTCGCTGTTAGCGCATCGCTCACTGTAATTACATCAGTAGGCTGGTTAGTTTTGATTAGTTTTACGATTTCCGAAAAAATTCGGTTGTGCGCCCATTGATAAAATGACTCTGGTTTTATCAGTGAAATAACTCGCTGACGTTTATCTTCGTCAGTGCTAATCATAAGGCCACCTAGCACAGCTTGCTCAGCTTCAGCGCTATTGGGTGGAACAAAGAGATTATTTGTCATTAGCGCGTTCCTCCTTGACGGCAACATAACAACGCTCAGTGGCTAAATAATCCAAATTTTTACGCCGCCATGTACCACCACGCCCATTATCACGATCCTCCATCATCCACCGGCAATGTATTGCGATATACGATAAATAATTTACCCAACGCTCTTGATTGAATTTAAATTTAATCCAAAAGTTTTTGATTTTACGCTTACGCTCATCAGTCAACACTTTGATAGCTGGCATATCAGGTAAAATTTCGTGATATGAATCGATAATTTTTTCATAATTTAATTTAATTTTTGGCGATGGTTTGTTGTCGTCAGGTTCACCTGACGTACCATTAATAATCTCTGTAGTAGTCTCTGTAGTAATCTCTGTATTTGTCTCACGTTTAGAAGTGGGGGCTATCACTTCTGTATGTGGGGGCTGTTCCGTTTCAACGTACCCCCTATCACGTTTAGAAGTGAGACCTGTCACAGAAACAGGCTCTATTTTTGTTTGATTATCAATCAATGGAATAGAGTTTGTTATTTCATGAATACATTCAACAACTGGCTCAATAAATACCACATTGTTGCACGGTCCACTTACTGTATTGATGGTGCGAAATTCGAGTGTAATAACACCTTTTGCCTTCAGCCGTTTTATCGCTTCGGTGACTTCCCGTTTTGTAAAACCAAATTGATCCGCAAATGATTGATAGCTACGTTGCAACTTATCGCTTTGAAACCGCTTGCGCCACCCTTGAAGTTCGCCAGTAAACTCGTCTCGAATTTCTGCTGGACGGTACCAGTAAATAATTTCCGAAAGCAATATGATCCCAATATTATCCGGCTTGCCACTTGGCATTTTGATGTGATGCCACCAGTTCGCGGGGATCACATTACCAGTTATGTTCATACGCCCTATTTGATTAACGGTTTCTGTCATCAATGAATTATTCACCTTACACCCCCAGTGCACGTGCAATATCACGGCAAGCATTCTGATATTGCTCTGGCGTCAATTTCTTTAAAAGTAGCTTTTGTTTTTGTTGTTCGTACTGCATGCCAATATTGAGCGCTGCCGCCCTTCTTCCCTCGAAAATATCTTCGATTTGTTTTCTGTCTGCTGGCTTTCCATTCAATAAAAAACCATTGCAGTAGGTAATCAATTCAGTCGTTCTTAGCATTGGTCTTGCCTCTTGAATTAGTGCACGCTGGTCGGGCGTGATATTGCATTTAGTGCGGTAATAGCGCTATTGATGTTCCGTGACATGTCACGCCCCTCTAATAAAATTTCGGTCATAGCTTCTGCAAATCGCTGTATGGCCACTGATGCTAAATAGTTTTTCGTGTCGCCTCGTACTCGAGCTAACCTCGAAGCCGGCAACGCCATTTCAATCGCAGGCATCAGCTCTGCTAATTTCTTCATTGATGCGTTCGAATCGCCTCGCAACCAACGGAATATCTGCTGCCGGTTGTTATTAATCGCTTTCCAATCCGCTTGCCCTCGCTCATCTTCAATCACATGTAAGCGGCTTCGTGACTTATCTCGCGTGATCTGTAAATACGCACGGCTTATCTCAATCGCTACGTGCTCTTGGCCATGTTCTGTTGCCCAGCTCTCAATTTCGGAGCGGACAATATCGATATCAAAACTCATCTCTGCGTCTCCTGTCGCAAAATTGATTATGAATAATCAGTTTTTTAATCTGATAGCTGTAATACTGATGGCTCGTTGGGTAAGCCGTCGTAAGGGTTTGGGTAATCTATCGGGTTCAAGTCATGTGGGGTTACTAGCCAATTTGTTTTCGATGCCCACTCAATAGCTTTGCGTCCCTTTGGAATGTAATTTCCTGCAATGACTTGGCTGATGTAGCCCTGTGTCACGCCAACTGCCTGAGCAAACTCAGACTGGCTAATTTGCTGCTGCTTTAGGTAGATATTTAATTTCATTTGTTAGCTCCTTTTTAACTTAACAATGCAATATTAGCAATGCTAATTAAATAGATCAATAGCAACGCTATTAGAAAAATATTAGTAATACAAATAAACTAGACAGTATGAACAGAAAAATTTCCGAATCTGACAAGGTAGCAGCCCAGAATTTACGCAATATCTGGGAAAGCAAACGTGAATCTCTCGGCTTAACTCAAGAAAAAGCCGCGGAGGCACTTGGTTTTGCTACACAAGGAGCGGTTAGCCAGTACCTAAATGGCCGTACCGCGTTAAATACAGATACCACATTAAAATTTGCTGCTTTACTTCGCGTTGATCCTGAAGATATCAACCCTGAATTAAAAATTTTACTCGACTACGTCAGGTCAACAAATCGAAATGTTGAGATAGCTCAACCGCAACAATCGGTTAGAAATGATCACAACACATTGAGATTAATGGATATATATGCGAAAGCAGGCCCGGGTGGTTTTATTAACAATGACTTCCCAGATACCATAAAATCTATCGAGTTCTCTTCCGAAAAAGTTTTTGAGTTATTTGGTCGTAAAAGTCTGAAAGGCATTGAGATGATTAATATCAGTGGTGACAGCATGTCCCCTGCAATTAATCCTAGAGATGTTGTCTTTGTTGATACGCATAGCGACTTCTTTGATGGGGATGGCGTCTATGTGTTTAGTTTTGAAAATTCCCTGTTCATTAAACGACTACAACGCGTTAAAGGCCGAAAACTTGCGGTCAAATCAGATAATCCCGCCTATGAAACCTTTTATATCGAAGAGTCTGAGATGCATGACTTGCGTGTGATAGGTAAAGTTATAAAATCTCTTCCAATAAAAATGGTTGATTTTGCTTAACTAAAACAAACAGTTAAATACCGCCGCTAATATTAGCGGCTTTTTTTTGCTTAAAATAATTAGCAATGCTATCGATAATTAAAAATAGCGCTGCTAATATTCATTCCATTAATACAAACATAGCAAGTGTTTAGATAAGTGTTCAGACTTAAAAATTAGCTCACACCAGGGAAATAGTTAGACCAAAGCCAGAGGCAAGACCAGACAGCTCGGAAAGACGGGCAATATATTACAAACGTAAAAAAACCCACCGAAGTGGGTTCCTTTACCTCGGGTCGCCGACCAAAGCTAACCGAGAGTTCTACTAGCGCGACCAAACGCTAGAAGAGGCAAGACCAATGATAAATCACTGATCACAGTTATTTTAAAGGAGCTGCTATGAAAGCACAACCTAAAACCCTAAGTGTCACCTTATACATTCATGCACAGAAGCAACCTGATGGTTCATATCAATTCAACACCTATGCATTTAAGTCTGATGTGAAATCAGGACTAGGCTTCGTTATTGCTGAACACATTACTGAAATTCCTTTTACAGAACCAACCAATGCAGAGCTTGTTCAGTTAGAAATAGACGCGCTCAAAGCTGAGCAAAACAAAATTCTTGCTGATGCGCAGGTGAAATCAAGCCTACTGGAAGACCAGATCCAGATGCTGCTCTGTTTAGAAGGCAAACCCATTTCTAAAACTGACGAACAAATCCCTTATTAAGAGGCAAGACCAATGACAACTTTTATCTGTGTATTTGAGCCTACGACCGAGGCTCGAACCAATGGTGCTGTACCTTTAACCATCGCTTTCAATGCAGCGAATACCAAAATTGCGGCAGCAACAGCAATGATTAAGCTATCGGAAGCTTACCCTGATTCGATGGATAACTTTAATATTGATGAGCCTATTATTTGTCAGGATGCTGTTGGTTCCCCCCGCCCTGCACTCGATAAGTTTGATGAAAAATTTGCTGTTGAAAATGAATTTGACGGTGAGAAATGGCAACCCATTAAATATAAAGAATTTAAAAAGCTGGCCACTAAACCTCGCGTAGCTGCTTTACTACTATTTGGTAAAACTCAAATAACGGATCAAGAATTCACTTATACATTGAACCATCTTAGTGAAAGTAAAGCTGCTCCTAAAATTCGCAATATCGCCACTGGCCTTGCCGAAATCACCAAAGTGTCATTAATGGATGCTGAAGCCACGATGGAAATTGCACAGGCGGTTTATGAGCATGCTGACGATAATGTCACTATCGAAGAGGCTAAGGCGCTTGGTGAAAGTTGGTTAACCGAGGAACCTGAACTTCCTCCCGTTGAGGACGAGCCTGTCCTTAAACGTGATTATGCCGCACTTGATCTCGAAATTGCCCTCGCTCTCATGGACATTAAACCAAGCGATGCAAAAAGCGCGGATATTCGCAAAGCAAAAGAACTCATCAGCGCTGAAGATAAAGCATGGAAACGCTTATCAATGGATTTGCGCACCTTCCCTAGCGTTCTAGATATCCCTCGTGAAAATATATTTGCACTAGTGACAGAAGCACGTAAACAACCTGAATTATTTGATGATGCTAATGCCCGTAAAGCGTTTATTGATTCAAAACTTGGTATCAATAACCCTAAGGTAACCTCACTCGGTAGTGGCCGTTTTGCAGTTGATAATTTAGATGCTAAGCCAGCTAATGATGAAACGCCCGAAGTACCAGTCAAAACGGAAAAACCAAAGCGCACCAACAAGAAAAAAGACACACTGGCTAAAGTAGAAAAAGAACCAGCTGTGATTGAGATACCTGTTATTTCTGCGCCAATTGCCACTGAACAAGATGATTTTGAACAACGTGCAGCGGTACTTGATGAGGTGCTTAATAGCGGTAATACAAACCACCTTAATATTTGGAAGCAAGTACAACGTACTGATTCACGCTTTACCAAACCACTTGATGGAATGGGCTTTGTTGGTACCAGTATCAACAGCACCTATATGTTTATGCGTGCGACTGAAATATTCGGCCCAATAGGTGAAGGCTGGGGTTATGAAATCATTGAAGAAAAAATGATTGATGGAAAGCCGCTTGTCGAGCCTGTACTCGATGCCCACCATAAACAAGTCGCAATGAGGTTCCTGCGTGATGGGGATGGAACATTACTCTTTGAACAAAATCACTCAATCAAGATCCGCTTTTGGTACATCATCGAAGGCGAAACTCGTGGTGAGTTTGAAAGCTACGGTGCCACACCTTATCGCTATCAGACTAAGCAAGGAATAAGGACGGACAGTGAAGTGTTTAAAAAATCACTGACAGATGCCATCAAAAAAGCACTTTCCATGCTGGGCTTTAGCTCTGACGTCTATATGGGGATGCATGATAACCCTGAATATGTGGCGAGTAATAAGCTCGAGTATGAAATCAAAGCCGCTAGCGATAACGCTGAAGATGCGACCCGCATTCGCAAAGAGTTAGACGAGAAGTTCACGCGACACACTGAAACAATGCGCAGTGCGGTGACACCAAACGAATTACGGGGTATCACATCCACCCTTACCCGTGAAATTTCAACGCATGCCAAGTTGGCCAAACAACGTGGCGACAGTGAATATGAAAAATATTTAAACGGCCGTTTGCGCCGGCTAAATGAAATTGAAAAAGAGTGTTTAGACCAACTGAAACAAAAAGAAGAGGCAATCTAATGACCAAGACAACTGCTATTGCAATGGCTGCTGACTACAGCAAGTTACAACAACTCGTCGAAACAGGTGAATTCACTGCAGAAGATGTGGCCGATACCTTAGAGGGTCTTGAGGGCGAATTAGGCGATAAACTGGATGCAATTATGCTTCATGCCCGTAATTTAGAGGGGCAAGCCAAAACGCTGGATGAAGAATCTAAACGCTTGGCTGACCGTAAAAAATCATTCGAAAACCAAGTCAAGAACCTGAAAAAGTATGCATTAGATTGCTTGTTAACATCAGGCAAAGACAAGTTAAAAACCACTAAAAATACTTTTACTGCTCGCGCAGGTGTTGTTCGCGTCATCATCGATAACGAGGCCGCTTTGCCCGATGAGTTGGTGGATGTTCAGACCATTACTGCCCCTGATAAAAAGCGCATTAAAGAAGCAATCGAAAATGGTATTGAAATACCTGGTGCTCACTTAGAAGTCAGTGACCGTTCATTAATGGTTCGTTAATCACTTTAGCGCCCAGCAATGGGCGCATTATCAGGAGATATTTTTATGGCCATGAAATTGGAAGTCATCATTACTCACGATGAAACTAACAATAAATGCAGTGTTGAGTGGACCACTGCATCGACTCAACAAGTCACTCACCAAGAAGAACAAACGCTATCACTGGTAAAAAAAGCGTTGTTACTTCAACTAGGTTACCCAACAGCACCAGCTGTTATCCATTAATGTGACATGTCACGACGAGGCAAGACCAATGCTAAGACACGAGCACCAAAAAGACCAAGAAGTCAAAATCACCCTACCCGATGGCTCGCACGGGTTTGTTTCAACAGATAGACGTTGCAAGGTTTCTTATGACTTCCCAGCGCATATTAGAATAGAAATACAGCCTACTCAGGCAGAACCACAAAGGAGTAAACAATGATTTATGGTTTATTCCTGCTAATTTGCAGTGGTGCTGATTGTTTATATAAATCTAACGGCTATACCTATCCCGATGAACAGAATTGTTTAATGGATAAAGACGCCCTAACTCAACGAGGTGTTTTGTCTGAATGCTATCCCATCGAAGCGATTATTCGGGCCAATAATTGATTAAGCATAATCAGTTTTATTCTGCATATTTTCTTACTGTGGTGGTTTATTCAAAACCAATGGATAACCACCATGAAACAACCGCGACTAATCCCTTGGGAGCCCAAGGAACAATTATTAACTGAGTTTGATATTAAGTTAGGCAAGCTAGCTGCCAGTGTAAAAAACAAACCATGTACTGAAGCTGATATCAAACATGCCTGCAACATTGCTGACCAACTTATTTTATCTATGATGAGGCAAGACCAAGATGAAACAAAATATCACAGAAGGCTATGATTTATTTCGCCGCGACATTAAGCAAGCGGATATAGGAGGACGTTATGTTATATGAATGTTTGCCTATTTCCGCATACTGCAATATGTACGGAGAAACACCAGAGTCCATTAATAAGCGCATACAACGGCAATATTGGGTAGTCGGTGTACATGTTTTAAAAGTTGAGGGTTCAAAAGAACGTTGGATTGATATTGCTGAGGTGAATAAGTGGGCGCGAAAAAACAAACAGGCTACGCACTACCAAGAGGGGTGA